TTACCGGCCGGTCGGGGGTAGGGGCGGGAGGGTATACCCCCCTGGGGTAGGGCGCACCCCACCTGACCTGGGCATATGCCCCACCTAGGCCCCGAGGCCGGCTGCCCCGGAGGGGGCAGCGCACCCCACCTGACCAGGCAGGACGCCAGGAGGGCAGGCACCCATACCCCCACACCCCGGAGGGGAGGGGGCAGGCAGGGGGCAGGCACACCCCCTAGGGGGGCAGGGGGGCACCTAGGGGGCACCCCCTACAGGGGGCAGGGCAGGGGGTAGCCGGCACCCCCTCCCACCTGCAGCGTCCCAGAATGTGGACGGTTGGCTTGACATCGCACAGCGGCATGGTCTAGCTTGGTACTCGTTCGGCCAGCACGGCGAACGTGAACCACAGACAACTCCACAGCGGATCGCTTGACATCGCACATCGCATCGTGTAGCGTCGTTCACGACAACAGCACAGCGGACATCGCGAACTATGGTCGGTAACCCTTGACGCCAGCAGGGTTCACGAGCGCATACGGCACAGCAATACGGCCGACCAGCGGAGATACCCCCGCACTTGACATCGCACAGTCCACACGCTAGAGTCGATCACGACAACTTCACACAGCGGTTCCCCTCCGGGGGAGTCGGGCCCCAGAAACCGGGACTTGACATCGCACAAACGATCCGCTAGAGTGGTCACCACAACAGAACATCGCGGAGCATGACCGGAATGCCGCCGAGGGCTCCCCCACGAGGGGTCGGGTTTGATACCTGGAGTCGCAGGCGCTAAGCACGGACACACCCCGCGTTCTGCTCATAAGGCACCGGATAGACCGTAGCTAACCCTCAAGCGGGACTACGAGGCCCCCCGGAGCTGGACTGAGGAAACATAGACGGACCTGCGAGGATATTTGCCCTCGGGGAGCGGTGAGGGGACACTCACTGCGACGATCCGAGGGATGGGAATACCGGGCGACCAGCGGCGAACGGCACGTCGGCCCGAGGTAACGCAACAGGGTGATCCGTCACAGAGATTTCGGGTAGGCATGGCGGGCAGGAATGTGCCCTGGCCTCTGCCGATAGGCATCGGGTTCGATTCCCGACTACCCACTAGCTAGACATCGCACAAGCGAGAGGATTGACATGCGGGAAGTCACGATGGATGACATCCAGCTCTACGTCTACCGTCACGTCGACATCGACAAGTTCGACCAGGTAGGCATCATCTCGGCGCTCGACCGCGCCATGCCTGACCAGGTGAGGGATGACCTTGACCTGGAGATCACGCTCGCAGAGAAGCTGGACGCCGGCCTCCTGGCGCGGCACCAGTGGCTCGACTGAGACTTGACATCGCACAGAACCGGAGGCATCATGAACAAGCAACAGCGCGTCTACATCGACGGCAAGATCTACGTCGCACGCGGCAACCACATCGTCCGCGTTCGCTGACTTGACATCGCACACACGAGAGGCATAGACATGACACGAGTCGAGACCATGCTGGCCAGCTTTGGGCCAGCGGTAGTAGCCGGCCTTGAGGGATCGACCGAGGTCACCCGTGCCCGCAAGGTGTGGGCTGAGCTTCGCGAGAGCGTCGGCTACCGCAAGGCATCGGCTGCCCTGCTGACCAGCGGAGCGGCACAGCAGAAGCTGTCGAAGAACTCTCTCCCCAGCTTTGGGCTCATGCTGACCCCGGAGCGCGGGCTCATGGCCGCAAGCCTTCGGGACGTGCGGGAAGCCTTCGGCCTGACCGGAGCGTTCAACCTCTGCCCGATGGCATCCAAGGGTTGCGCTGCAGCCTGCCTGTCCCGCTCGGGCCAGTCAGGTATGCCCGCACAGCAGCGGGCTCAAGCTGTGAGGACCGCGTTCCTGCTCTCGCACCCCGTCGAAGCAGGCTTGATCATCGGCGCGGAGATTCGGACCGCGCTGAAGAGGCATGGCCAGATCAACCTGCGCCTGAACACGACCAGCGACATCCGCTGGGAGCTGATCGCTCCAGACATGGTGGCCAAGCTGTCGCAGGCAGGCGTGCTGATGTACGACTACACCGCCTGGTCTCCGAGGGATCGTCGGGAGTCGTCGGCCTACAGCCTGACCTACTCGGCCAAGGAACCGTCGCACACCAGCGATGAGTACCTGCGAGGCATCCTCGCCAACGGAGGCAACGTCGCGATGCCCTTCACCACGGCACGCGGTGAGGCTCTGCCCGAGACGTGGCAGGGATTCCGAGTCATCGACGGGGACAAGTCGGACGAGCGCCGCAACGACCCCCGAGGCGTGGTCGTCGGGCTCCGGGCCAAGGGCCACGAGTGGAAGCGCGACAACTCGGCAGGGTTCATCCGCTCTGCCTAAGCCTTGACATCGTACAACCAACAGAGAGGGATCACACAATGGACGCCGACATCATGGTCGCGATGCGACGGGCACGGAGGCATCGCCGCACGGCCTGGGCAGCAGCGGCAGGCATCGCCCTGGCGGGAGTCATGGGCACCGGTGTCGCGAACGCACAAGGCACCGACCCGTTCGACCAGCGCAGCTTCCCCTGCGCCGAGGACGAAGTCTTGGGCTACGCCCCGGAGTTCGGTCCGGACCGGGTGGGTTGCATCCACATCGACCAGATCCGAGGAGAGGCGTGACCCGAGGCATCGCAACGCTCATCGCGGCATCGCTGGTCGGGCTCGGCGCGGTAGTAGGTATCGCGCCGGCCTCGGCTGGCCCGCTGTGTGAGCACCGGGGGGCAGCACACGTCGAGAGGTACGGGGGACTGGCCAAGGATTCGGCCGACCACATCGCACGCGGTGAGCTTCCGACGTGCGACCCCTACGCCGACCAACAGCGAGAGCCCGAACGCAAGGCATCGCACGACAACGACAACGACCGGGACCGCGACCGCAAGTCACGGTTCTGCCGCAAGCACTGGTTCTGCTGACACGAAAGGCACCGCCATGATCGAGTCCTACAAGGGTCGGATGATCACCCACGCCACCCCGGTCTTCGCCTACCGCAACCTGCACAAGGACCGCTGGAGCCTTCGCGCCGAGGCTGGCCCGCACAAAGGCAAGGTGATCGGCCACACCGACGACGTGACCCTGATGGACTGCACCCTCAAGGTGTCGGAGGCTGGCCGCCAGCGAGTCATCGCGGAGCGCAAGAAGAACGTCCACGCGGGCGTGGTGGGCAACGTGGTGCCCGAAGACTTCGACCCCCGCAACTACGGACACCTCCCCACGAAGGTGTCGTACAACCCCTACAAGGCACCGACGTTCACGGCCAACGACGAGCCCGTCACCTACGCGACGATGGTTCACCTGGCCGACGATGGCAAGGCATACGGCTATGGCGTCCTCCGCTGATCGAGACTTGACATTGCACAGGGCATCGCCCGAGCAACTCCAGGCACGACTCGAACTGCGCCGCTCGAACGCGGCACAGCCGCACCGCAACCGCAAACGAGAGATGAAGCGCCCAGGCAAGGGCTCCCGCAACAACTGGAAGCGAGAGGTGTGACCCGCCAATGAGTTACCTCTGCCGCGTCTGCCTGACGCTCGGTGACGAGCGTTCGTTCAGCGAACACGACGACCTCTGCGACAACTGCGACACGGAAGGCACCGAATGACCGCCACGATGACCCGGACGATGACCATCACCCAGGCACGGGAGGTCACGCAGGATCTCCTGCACGAACACGGGCTCAAGGGATGGGCCGTCACGTTCGACAACGCGAGGCGTCGTGCTGGCCAGTGCAACTACCGGGATCGAGTCATCAGCCTGTCCCGTCCGCTGATGGCTCTGCGCTCCCACGAAGACACGATGCAGACGATCACCCACGAAGTCGCTCACGCGCTCGTCGGTCCGGGCCACGGCCACGACCAGGTATGGGCCCGGACGCACCGCTCCCTCGGGGGCGACGGCAAGCGGTGCTTCGAGATGGAAGGCATCGACCCCACCGCACCGTGGGTCGGGACCTGCTCGCACGGCAAGCAGTTCGCCCGCTACCGCCAGCCCAAGCGACTTGAGGGTTGGCGCTGCCGCTGCCGCCAAGGCTCCAGCCCCGTCGTCTGGGAGAAGCGTCGATGAACAAGCCACGGATCGGCTCGCTGTTCAGCGGAGTCGGAGGGTTGGACCTCGCCGTCGAAGAGGTCACCGGAGGCGAGACCATCTGGCAGGTCGAGTTCGACAAGAACGCCGCCAAGGTGCTCGCGAAGAGGTTCGGTGTCCCGAACTACGGAGACATCACCAAGATCAACTGGGCCGAGGTTCCCCCGGTCGACATCCTGTGCGGGGGATTCCCCTGCCAAGACGTGAGCGCGGCCGGTCGCAAGGCAGGCATCGGCCAGGGCACGCGCTCGGGCCTGTGGGCCCACTTCGCCGAAGCCATCGACGTGCTCCGTCCGGAGCTGGTCATCATCGAGAACGTGAGAGGGTTGCTCAATGCCAAAGCCACAGGGCCAGAAGGTGTTTCAATGCGAGCGATGGGACGAGTTCTCCGAGACTTGGCCGACCTCGGGTACGATGCGAAATGGAAGACTCTCGCCGCTGGAGCAGTCGGAGCCCCGCACCGACGTGAGCGAGTCTTCATCGTCGCCCGCCCTGCCGACGCCGCAGGCGCGTGACTGGAAGGGTCACAACCCCAACCGTGGGGGAGGCTTGGACCTCCCCGGAGCGATCAAGCTCCTGCCGACGCCCGAGGCCAAGTCATCGACCGCTGGTCCGGACTACGCTCGGGCCTCGCGTCCAGGCTCGGGTGGCGACGACCTCGTCACCACGGTCTGCAAGGTAACGCGGGGGGATCTGGACTGGGGCCAGTACCAGCCGGCCATCGACCGCTGGGAAGCCTTGACCAGGCCCGCGCCGTACCCGACCGAGCCCAACACCAAGGAGGAGCCCCGCCTGGCCGCCGCGTTCAGCGAGTGGATGATGGGCTGGCCCGAGGGATGGGTCACCGACCTCGTGACGGCCGACCGTCGCGATGCCGAAGGCATCAGCCGCACGGCTGCGCTCAAGATGATCGGCAACGGGGTCTGCACTCAGCAGGCCGCCCAGGCCATTCGTGATCTGCTAGACTAGACATCGCACAGACAGGAGCTTCCATGTTCATCGCCACCGTCCAGCTCTCCTACCCGGTCATCGCTCTCGCGGAGACGCACGCCGAGGCTCGCAGGCTCGCTGGCGAGAAAGCCGTGGAGTTCCTGCGCCAGTCCGATGTCAGCTTCGCTGAGAGCTGCCGCTACAGCGACAGCCCCGGAGATTCCGTCGACGGGATCGAGGAGTACTACGGCATCACCGTCTACGAGGTTTCGGTCGGGACAGCCCGCCTGATGGACTGACTTGACATCGCACACGAGGTGTGGTTAACTAGTAGTAGAGACAGAGAGCGGAGATACCGCCGAGGCCCAAAGCCTCGGGCCCGGTCAAAGCCTCAAGGCAGCAGCGGACACAGCCGTTCGAGAGACTTCGGTCTCTCGGGGGGATGGACGTGCGACGGCTACAGCCTTCGTCTACACACTTGACATCGTACAATCCCGAGAGGATCGAGAGATGGCACGCTACAACAACCGACGCCGCCGACCCTCGGGGTCGCGGTGGATGAACCTCCACTTCGCTGGCACCTGCAAGGTATGCGGCCAGGAGGTCAAGGCCGGCTCCCGTGCGTACTGGGACGCCGCCAACCGCACCATCACCTGTACCAGCCTCGACTGCGCCGACGCTGACGGCCTGGTGACCTTCCGGGCCCCCACGGGCCCCTGGGAGGGACCGCCCGAGAAGCGCATCCGAGAGCTGGCTCCGACCCGGATAGGCACCGCGTGCCTGCCGAGGGTCCACACCATCCGACTCAACTCCGGAGCGGTCCTGAGCGTGAACGCTCGCGGTCGCTGCGAGGACGCACCGTGCTGCGGCTGCTGCACGTAGGAGAGACATGAGCAACATCCACCGAGAGGACTGGTATCTCGGCGTTGACGACGAGTTCAACGTCGGTGAGCCACAACCGAAGACACCGCGCTGGCTGACCAACGCGATCAACGGTCCCGAGTACTACAAGGACCGCAAGTTCCAGAGGAGACGACGTGCCACGTCCACGGCCCGCTGACCTCGCCTACCGCAAAGCCTTGGGGATCGGAGAGGCCGACCCCCTGCCGAAGGCCCACGGCGCTGTCACACGCAACGCCGCGAGCCTGAAGCGCCCACGCAAGACCGCCATCTACCGCTGAGAGGAACAGAGACATGGCAACCGCACTGATCGACACGACCGAGGCCGCCCGGACCAAGCGATGGATCGAGCTGCTGGAGCGCAAGCTCCAGGACGCACAGGAGAAGCTGTCGACCCTGTCGCCGGTCGAGCCCGCCGAGGAAGGCACCGTGGTCCGGTTCCGCAAGTACAACCAGGTCTACACCTTCGCCGCGATCAAGGTCGGCCACCTGTGGTTCATCACCCAGGACGGCAGCCGCACGTCCCGCCAGGGCCACGCGCCCAAGACGTGGCAGGCCCTCCTCGACTGGATCGGGGAGCGCAACTGGTCGACCATCGAGGTACTGAGCTGACCGCCAAGGCTCGGTGCCGCGACTGCCCCTGGGAGTCCCGCGCCAACACGGCGCGGGCTCTCGGGATCGCGGTCAGGATACACGAGACCACCGGTCACCGAGTCAAGGTGAAGTCATGACCAGGTGCGAAGGCTGTGGACGCAGGGCCCAGGACGGCCGGCTGTCCACGTTCGGCCGATTCCTCTGCCCCGGATGCCTCCGGGTCTTCACACGGAAGGGAGCTTGACAGATGTACGTCGAAGACATGGACCTGGACGAGTTGCGGGAATGGGAATCCGAGCTTGCTGAGGGTAACGACGAGCAGTCCGAGTTCGATCTACAAGATGTGAGGGAGAGGATCGCAGAGCTGGAAAGCTGACCCCCTGTCAAGGCCCTTAGCTGGGCGATTTGCACCACAAAGAGTCTGTAGCTAATCTACGGACACGTTAGAAAGCCTCCTGGATGTGGGGGCAAATGGGGACCGTGATCGGGATTTGTCAGACCGACACGGTACAACTGAATAGGCCAAGAAATTGACCAACAGACACTTGACAAGTAACATCCTGGCGCGTGAAGCAAATCGGGGGCCGGGAGCAATGATGGAAGACGACACAACTAAACGTCCGGACCTGAGCCTTGCGGTCATCGAAGACCTGAAGGGCAAAGGGTTCACCCAATCCGACATCGCCAAGATGTATGGGGTCACCCGACAGTACGTGAGCTGGATCAAACAGTACTACGGAGGCCGGTTGACCCCCCGCGAAGAGGTGCTCCAGCACTTCCCGTTCCAGGTGTCGGCGTACCAGAGCCAGACGAGCCCCTACCGGAGACTCCGGGAGCACGGCGAGTACATGGCGACCGGTGGCGTCGGCATGGACAAGATCAAGCTGGGGAGGCTTCGCGGCTTCTACGCGAAGCTCCGTGACCATGTGCTGGAGTTCAACCCGAACTTCCCGCCTGAGCCCGGAGTGTCCAGCCGGGGAGGGTGGCGGTACGTTCCGCGTGTGTCGGACGACGGTGATCTACTGATCCGCGTCAACGAGTACACGGATCTGACCGAACGAGGAGCAATGATATGGCGGTTCCCACCTGTGGAGCCCTGAGAGAGGGATGGCCGCACGGGGAGATGTTCAAGCATCTTCCCGCTCATCGAAGTGACTGACGGGTCAGCAAGTAGATACGAAACGCAAAGAGACTAGCTCGAAACCGAAGGACCCCCAGGCAAGATGCCACTTCAAATCGTCGCTGACGCACTGCATCTGCCCGCCCCCGTCGTGCGGGTAGCATCCAACAACTGGGTCTTCGCAGAGACCATCAACCTCGGTGAGGCGACACTGCTGCTCGTCTACCGCAGTGTGGCTCTGCGGGATTCAGATCCCGACTACAAAGACGTGGCCGCCCTCATCGAGAGGCACGGCACCGTCGAATCCATCTACGACCACCCTCCGACCAACGGCATCGTCCGGGACCCGAAGATGATGTTCGGCCACGGGAAGTGGGAGGTCTACCTGCTCCACGAGGGAGCCCCGAAGGAGGTCACCAACCCCCGAGCGAAAGAAGTGATCGACATGCTCAAGGACTGGGGAGAGCCCATGCACCCCACCGAGGTTCCGGCGTCGGTCATGGACCGACTCAAGTCCCTGGAAGGTGTGGTGTGACAGCACCCGTCATCAAAGGTCCCGACCCGTTCGGGCCACCGCGTAAGCACCGCAGCGTCTCGCAGCTCAAGCAGTACGAGAGGTGCCCCTACAGCTACTACCTCGCCCGGATCAAGCGGGCGTGGCAGAGGCCGGCGGCCTGGACCGCGCAGGGCAGTGCTGTCCACGAGGCCATCGAGGCGTGGGAGCGCAGCGGTCGCACGATGTCGCTCGAAGAGATGACTGCGGTCTTCCGGAAGAGCTACGACAGGTACATCAACGAATCCTGCGCTGACACACCGAACTTCAAGGCGTGGTTCGCCTCCGGGCCCTACGACGGGAAGCGCGACATCACCCGTCGCGAGGACATCGGCCAGGACCAGTGCGAGAAGTACATCACCTGGGCCGAGTCTCACCCCGAGGAGGTCATCTGGATCGCGCCTGACGGCACTCCAGGCATCGAGCTGTCGTTCGACATCGACCTCGACGGAGTCCTCGTCCGGGGCTACATCGACGCGGTGCTGGAGGTCGATGACGTGCTGAGAGTTCGTGACCACAAGACGGGCAACCAGCCCGGTGACGACTTCCAGCTCGGGGTCTACGCCGTCGCCCTGGCCGAGACCTACGGCATCGAGGCACCGACCATCGGTGACTACTGGATGGGTCGAGCCGGCAAGCCGACGTACCCGTTCGACCTAACCGACTGGCCGCGTGACCGCGTGGCCGAGGCGTTCGGGGAGCTGGAGGAGAACATCCAGGCCGAGAGATTCGACCCACTGCCAGAGCCCGACAAGTGCAAGTTTTGCGACGTAGCGCACGCTTGCTCTTTTGCTGTGGGCTGATACTTGACATCGTACAGACTGAGAGGACGACCAACATGACCGCAATGCTCGACGTTCGCCCCCGCGCCCGCTCCACGGACCCGGAGGCATCGCACGACGCCGCCGCCCGCCTGTCGACGGCCGACACCCACTGCCGCGCTCTGCTGGAGGCGTTCGCTGTCGTGGCTCCCGAAGCCTTGACCGATGTCGAGGCCGCCGAGCTGATCGGCATGGACCGGGTGGAGGCTGGCCGTCGTGGAGCCGACCTCCGCGCCAAGGGCCTGATCCGCTGGGTGCTCGACCGCGAGAGCGGCAAGCCGGTGCGCCGCTACATGGAGTCGACCGGCCGCCGCTGTGGCATCAGCAAGGTGACCGAGCAGGGTCTCGCCTTCCTGGCGAGCTGATGGAGTACCGCAGAGGCATCGACCTGGACTCGGACGCACGACACAGCGTGGAAATGGGGCCCATCCCTGGGCTGCCCTCATGGCACACGTCGGCTCAGCCGTCGCGCTGGCCGTTCCCCACGCTCGAAGCAGCGACCCGGTTCGCCCAGGCGCACAAGGCGAAAGACCCCCAGCGGGAGGTCGTCATCGCCTACCCGGACGGCCGACGCTGGAACGGAAAGGAGTGGGTGTGAGGAACATCCAACCGGGGATGAACGTCGCGAAGCAGCGACGGAAACTGACTCAGTTGGCCGCAGAGGCTCCGGAGAGCCATCGCGGGTACATCGACCACCTGGTGCGTCTGTTCGACCGCGAGGTGGCCAACGGGACCCCGCAGCCGGCCTCCCAGTTCATCCCGATGTATCACGAGGAGTTCGGCCTGTGAAGAAGCACGCGCTGTTCGCCCTCTACTTCGTCCAACACTTGACATCGCACATTGGAGACTTCGTGAAGAAGAGCTACCCCGACCCCAACGATCCGGTCCTCAAGTCGGCCTACGCGCCGCATGAGACCGGCGCGGTCCTGCGGGCCCACCGTGCTGGCCGCTCGGCGGCCTGGATCGGCAAGGAGATGAAGATGCGGCCTGGCCAGATCATGGCCGCGATCCGTGACCAGCTCGAAGCCGAGAACGCCGCGTCACGCAAGAACCTCCCGATCCACGACGGCCTGGTGAAACCGGGGACGCAGTGATCGTCGGAGGCATCATCGCGGTCCTGTTCATCTGGGCCTTCCTGGTCATGGACTGGACCGAAGACAAGGAGAACCACTAGGTGTATACGCCGATGCAGAGTCTCCGGGTCAAGGGCTCGGCGGGCGACCCACTGCCCACCGTGTTCGAGTCCCTGGAGATGAAGGGCACCAGGTTCCTTCGCGGCCAGCTCGTGCTGGTCTGCGCGGGGCCCGGTACGGGCAAGTCAGCGTTCGTGCTGACGTATGCCCTCAAGGCCGCCGTGTCGACGCTCTACTTCAGCGCCGACTCCGACGCCTTCACTCAGCTCACCCGCATGATCTCGATCCAGACGGGCTGGAGCCTGGAGCGTGCCGCCAGGGCGGTCCGCGCCGAGGATCTTCACGAGGTCGAAGACGAGTTCGTGGACACCCCGATCCGGTTCAACTACAACGCATCTCCCTCGCTCGACCAGATCGAGGACTCGATGCGGGCCTACTTCCAGTTGGCCGGGGACTACCCCGACATCGTGGTGGTCGACAACCTCACCAACATCCGGGGAGGCGGGGAGGACGACGACCCGTTCTCCGGGCTCGAAGCGTTGATGGACTACCTGCACGACATGGCACGGCGCACCAGCGCCTGCGTCATCGTCCTGCACCACGTAACAGGCGCGTACAACGACGGCGACAAGCCGATCCCCCTCGGCGGTGTCAAGGGCCAGATCACTCGCGTCCCTGAGCTGGTGCTCACGCTGCACCGGGTCAAGGAGGAGTTCGGGCCCGAGACGCTCAACGTCTCGACGGTGAAGAACCGAGCCGGCCGGATGGACCCGTCCGGGATGGACTTCGTGAGCTTGGAGTTCATCGGAGACACGATGCAGATCCGCGACCAGCAGTGACCTGCGCCCCGTGTGACTACGTCGACAACGGCTGGTGCCCATGCGCCTGCCACTTGACATCGAACAGAGAGGAATCACCCATGACCGCAACCCCGAACGTCATGCCCCGCAAGGTCGACCCGCTGCGCCAGTCGCTGCTGGGCTCGCTGATCGAGACCAAGCCGGTCTCGTGGACCCAGAAGTCCGTGGCCAAGGGCCCGGACGGCAAGGAGGTCGTCACCGAGCGCAAGCGCACCCGCCAGGGCCTGCGCTACCCGCTGGCCCAGAACGTCTCGAACGACAACGTCGAACGGGCGGCCAAGCGGTGGATCTGACCGAGCAGGTAGCTCGGGCTCTCTGGGACATCGTCCCCTACGACCGAGGCTTCGAGTGGGACGAGCACCCGAACGAGGACGTGCGTGAGCACTACCGGGAGAGGGCCCGAAACCTGCTGTCTCAGTTCGTGATGTACCCGAAATACACCCCGGAGGTTCCCTCATGAAACGACGCACCATCGTCCTCGACGACGGCTTCCGCGTCGGCGTCACCCAGCACGGCACCGGCACCCCGCTGGTGTTCCTGCACGGCCTCAGCGTGAGCGCACGCGCCTACGAGGAGCTGTTCCGGGAGCTGGGCAAGCGGGGGTTCGCGGTCACCGCGCTCGACGCGGTGAACCACGGTCGCACCGACTCGCTGCCCTGGGGCCACACGGTCGAGGACATGATCGAGGTCACCCGTCGTGCCATCGAGCAGCTCGGCATCCACCACGCGGTGTTGGTCGGTCACTCGATGGGTGGCGGCATGGTGGTCGAGCTGGCTGCCCGCTACCCGGATCTGGCCATCGCCGCGATCCTGCTGGACGCGGCGGCCGGTATCGAGCACCACGAGAACATCAAGGTGGCTCCGTCCTCCACGATCCCCTTCCGGGCCGTCCAGAAGCTCGCAGGAGCGTTCATCGACTGCCTCGGGGATGGGTTCCACGGGATGAGCCTTCGGGACTGCGAGGAGAACGTCAGCCTGCTTGGCCGGCTTCGCACGTCGCTGTCGGGGTTCCGGTTCGTCCGGGCGGCCTACGCCCTGATGCTGGCCGACACCCCTCCGCTGCTGGAGAAGATGCGGGCCAACTCGGTGCCGACCGCCGTCATCCACGGCGAGTTCGACCAGATCGTCCCCCTGGCGGCCGGTGAGAGCGCCGCTGAGGCGGCTGGTGGCAAGGTCTACGTGGTCGAGGGTGGGTTCCACTCGTGGATGATCGCGGACCCCGGTCTGGGGGCCGACGCCATCCGCGTGGCTCTCGAAGGGGCACTCTGGTGACCGCCAAGCCGAAGCGCATCCCGACACAGCGCAGTCAGGACCGGGCCCACAAGCGCAAGCCGTGCATCGACTGCACGGCCGAGGGCATCACCACCAAGCGCAAGGCTCCCCATCCGGGTCCACGGTGCGTCACGCACCACCGGGCGGTCAGGGCCAAGCGCAAGTCGCTCTCGCAGGAGCAGCGGTGGATGCAGGTCTACGGCATCACCGCCGAGCAGTACTGGGAGATCTACGAGGAGCAGGGCGGCCTGTGCTACATCTGCCGCCGCGCCAACGGCAAGAGAAAGCGGCTCAGCGTCGACCACGACCATGCAACGGGCATCGTCCGGGGTCTTCTATGCACCGCGTGCAATCGGAACGTCCTGGGGCATCTCAGGGACGATCCGGAGGCATTCGAGCGGGCCATCGACTACCTCGACCGCCCGCCGGCTGTGAGGGCCATCGGCGTCATCGTGGTGCCCGACTTCGTGGCCGAGACTTGACATCGTACAGAAAGGAGGGGCATGAGATACCGAGTCGAAGCGATCATCCGGTCGGACGAGGACGAGGGGAAGTTCGCGGAGCAGTTCGATGAGCTGATCCACGACACGTACAGGACCGGCGTCGAGGACACGGTGGTCTATGCCATCAACGGCTGAGCCCCTGATCGTCACCGTCATTCACCGGTATCACCCGGAGTGGGAGCCCCCGGAGGACAACGGCAAGGACTGGATCAAGTGCCTGTGCCCGTTCCATGCGGAGGACCGGCCCTCGGCCGCCGTGTCGTTCGAGCGACAGGCATTCAGTTGTCTCGCGTGCGGCGTCAAGGGAGACGCCGTGACGCTCATCAAGAAGCAGGAGGAGGTGAGTTATGCAGAGGCTCAGCGAATCTCACAAGGACTTTCTCCGGGAAGCAACCGAGCGGTATCACCGAAGCCTGCCAGGAAGTCCAGCCGAAGAGTATTTGGCGACAAGGGGTCTGACGTTCCCGAGCGTCAAGGCCGAGGTCGACAGGTTCCGTCTCGGGTACGTGGAAGACCCGCTCCCTGGTCATGAGATGTTCCGAGGGTTCCTGGCCATCCCGTACCTGCGATGGTCTCGGGAGCACGGCTGGATCGTCGTGTCGGTCCGATACCGCTGCATCCAGGACCACGACCACCGTGGTCACGGCAAGTACATGACGGCACCGGGTGATCAGCCGTGGCTGTTCAACACCCTCGCGCTCATGCGTGAGGTCCCGGACATCGCCATCACCGAAGGGGAGATCGACGCGATCACCACCCAGGTGTGCGGCATCCCCGCCGTGGGCGTGCCGGGTGCCCAGATGTGGCAGCCGTACATGAGAGAGCTGTTCCTCGGCTACCAGACCGTCTACGTCCTCGCTGACGGCGACGACGCCGGAAACGACTTCGCCAACCGCGTAGCGCGGACCCTGCCCAACTCCAGGGTGATCCCGATGCCACCCGGCGAAGACGTGAACAGCCTCGTGATCGGACGGGGCAAAGCTGCACTGCTGGAAAGGATGTCATGACACCTGACCCCAACCAACTGAGCTTCGAGGATCTGCTCGACGTTCATGACTACGTCCACGAAGGAGACGACGATGAGTGAGTCCATCCTCGAAGAGGCCCAGCGTCTCATCCACGGGGAGCGGAACAAGAACTACGGCCACCCGAGGGAGAACTTCGCGGACATCGCCGCGCTGTACTCCGGGTATCTCGGGCAGCCGATCAGTGACATCGACGTGGCCAACCTGATGATCCTCATGAAGATCGCCAGGGTGAAAGGCACTGGCTACCACCGCGATTCGTTCACCGACATCGCTGGTTACGCCGGGTGCGTCGAACGCATCTACGAGGAGCCCGTACCGGAGACCATGCTGGTCGCCGGCTATGTCGCTCCAGAACAAGGAACAACGTGAGCAAGCGAATCGTCGTCATCAGCGACACCCAGATCCCCTATGACGACCGCCGTGCAGTGCGGGCGGTCATCCGGTTCATCGGGGACTACCAGCCCGATCAGGTGATCCACATCGGTGACCTGATGGACTTCCCGCAGCCGTCCCGCTGGAACAAGGACACCCGTGGTGAGTTCGAGGGCTCGGTGTTCAAAGATGCCGAGCAGTGCAAGCAGCGGTTCCTGGCCCCGCTCCGGACCGTCTACGTCGGGCCGGTCGGTGTCCACGAGGGCAACCACGATGAGCGTCCCCGGACGTACCTCGCGAAGTACGCGCCGGCCTTGGCCGAGTCGCGTGCCTTCCACATCGAGACCCTGCTGGACTTCGACGGGTTCGGGATCGAGCTGCTGCCTGAGTTCTACAAGGTCGCACCGGGATGGGTCACCACCCACGGGCACCGGGGCCAGATCAGCCTGAGCCGCATCGCGGGCAACACCGCGCTCAACGCGGCCCGGAAGTTCGGGACCTCGGTGGTCATGGGCCACACCCACCGGCTGGGCATCGGCAACCACACCGAGGGCTACGGCGGCATCTCCAAGCGCGTCCTGACCGGCATGGAGGTCGGCAACCTCATGAACATGCGGCTGGCCGAGTACCTCAAGGGCGGCACAGGGAACTGGCAGCAGGGCTTCGGCCTGCTGACGGTCGAGGGCAAGCACGTCAAGCCCGAGACGGTCCCGATCCTCAACGGTCGCTTCACGGTCGACGGACACACTTGGGAGGTCTGACACTTGACATCGCTCAGTGACGAGCTGCTGCCCGTCATCAAGCGGGCGGCACGCAACGTGGCCTACCAGTGGCCCGGTGTCATCGAGGCCGACGATGTAGAGCAGTCGATCTGCCTGCATCTGCTGGAGCGTCCCAACTCGATCACCAAGGTCGAGCAGATGGATCAGATGGCCCAGTACCGGGCCATCATCGGGATCGGCCACCAGATCGCCAGCCAGGAGCGGACGGACTACGCCTACTACAAGGGCGCGTACCGCTACTCGGTGAACGAGGTCAAGGATCTGCTCAAATCCGGGGCACTCAAGGAGCACGACGAGGGCGTCAACGCCGTCGACTACTCCGAGGAGAAGGTGAGCACCGGCAAGACGGAGCCCACCACCCTGATCCCGGTCCAGGTCACTGATCTGCGTGCAGCCCTCAAGCTGCTCGCTGACAGGAACGAACTGCAGACCACGGCCTTGATCAAGCGGTATCGGCTCGATGAGTTCCCGGAAACGCCAGCGGAAAAGATGGTCCTCAAGCGAGCGCACGAGGCCCTGACATCCGAGATGAACCGGGTCCGCAGAACTGATCACGTCACCCGAGACGACGGTCCGGGGACGCGACAGCCGATCACCCGAGAGCAGGCCCGCTTCCAATCCAAGGACGCATGGGATGCCACGTACACCCCATCGCAGATCCGCGACAACGCAATCGAACCGGAGGTTCAACCATGAGGAATCCCTACGGGGACTCTCCCGAGTACGACTCGGACGATCCCTACCGCCCCGGAGGCCCCCTGGCCGACGCTCAACTCGCCTGGGAGGCAGGACAACCCGCATACACGACGGCGCAGTTCCGACAGGACGTGAGGACGTAATGCACAGCATCCTCGACGCGACGTTCAACGGCATGGGGGGCTCGGAGATGTACCGAGCACAGCTCGTCCCGGACCTGTTCCCGGAGGGCAAGCCGATGCTGATCGACCAATGGCCGGATGAAGACCGGCTGATGTTCTGTGGCGGTGAGGACGCGAAAGCGTTCTACCGCAACGAGATCCGACTGAGAGGGGTTGCGTGAACCTGGAGATCCAGAACTTGGACCTGACCACGCCGAAGATCAACTGGGGCCCCGCAGGCGAGATCGTCTACAACCGGACGTACTCGCGGGTCAAGCCTGACGGCTCCCAGGAGACGTGGCCAGAGACGGTCAAGCGCGTGGTGGACGGCAACCTCGCGCTGGTGGACGAGCGATACCAGCTTCCCGGTGAGCGTGAGGATCTGATCCGGCTCATCACCGAGTTCAAGGCGATCCCCGCTGGCCGCCACCTGTGGGCGTCGGGCGTGACCAACGCACAGCACCTCTTCAACTGCTGGGTGTCGGGCTGGACCGAGAACCCCTCGGACCACTTCGAGTTCACGTTCATGCGCCTCATGGAGGGTGGCGGTGTCGGTGCCAACTACTCGAACCGGTTCCTCAACTACGGGCCCGTGCAGCAGGAGCTGTACGTCCACATCGTCTGCGATCCGGAGCACCCGGACTACGAGGCGATGAAGGAGGCCGGCGTGCTCTCCACGGAGTACGACCCTGAGTGGGCCGGTGCGTTCATCATCGAGGACTCTCGTGAAGGCTGGGCGGCTGCCCTGGTGGACCTGATCGAGACCCACTACCGCGATGAGGTCGGGCACTTCCAGCGCGTCTACGACGTGTCTCGGGTCCGTCCGTTCGGTGCCAAGCTGAAGACCTTCGGCGGTCGGGCCTCGGGCCCTCTGCCGCTGGCTCGGATGCTCATCGACGTGTGCGAGATCCTCTCGGAGAAGGCCACGGAGGGCGGCTCGCTCGACGGCATGGCCGCGATGGAGATCGACCACGCCATCGCACAGTGCGTGGTAGCCGGCGGCGTTCGCCGGTCGGCACGCATGGCCATGATGCACTGGGCTGATCCGCAGATCACCGAGTTCGTCAACTGCAAGAACGACTCCGGGAAGCACTGGACGACCAACATCTCGGTCGAGGTCGACCAGGGCTTCTGGGACGCGCTCAACGCCGAGGACGACGACCTGGACCCGGACCTGTGGGGCCCGAGCCCTGCGGTGCTCGCCCGCAACGTCATGCAGACGCTCTCTGAGGGAGCCGTCCGCAACGGCGAACCGGGCATGTGGGACAGCTCGCTGTCCAACGTCGGGGAGCCCAACCGGGTGGTCTGCACCAACCCCTGTGGGGAGATCACGCTCGAAGCGTGGGAGCCCTGCAACCTGGGGCACATCAACCTGGCGGCGTTCGTCAAGGACAACGGTCGGGTCGACTACATCGACCTGATCCGGGCTCATCGCCTGATGACCCGGTTCCTGATCCGGGCGACGTTCAGCCCGGTCGGTGATCCGAAGAGCCGAGAGGTTCTGGACCGCAACCGACGCATCGGCGTCGGGCACCTGGGTGTGGCCTCGTTCCTGGCCATGACCGGCAAGCGGTACTCCAAGGCACCCACGGACAAGCACTTCCGCAAGGTGCTCCGTGAGCTGGCCAAGGAGGTCGATGACGCGGCACTGCAGTTCAGCCACGAGCTGCGTATCCCGGTGCCGGTGAAGAAGCGCACGGTGGCCCCCACGGGCACCATCGCCAAGATGCCTGGTGTGAGTGAGGGTATCCACCCGATCTTCGCCAAGTACTTCAACCGGCGCATCCGGTTCTCGGTGGGCGATCCGCAGATCGAGGAGCTGGCAGCGCAGGGCTACGAGGTCGAGAAGGATCTCTACGCCCAGAACACGATGGTGGTGACCATCCCGACCAAGGACACCCTCGTCCAGGAGGTCGTGGATCGGTACGGACGTGACGCAGAGGATCTGGTCGAGTCGGCCGACGACTTGACATTGAACGAGCTGCTCGCGTTCCAGGCGCTGTACCAGCAGCTCTGGGCCGACAACGCGGTGAGCTTCACCGCCAACGTCGATCCGGAAACGTACACCGCTGCTGATGTACGTCAGGAGCTGCGTCGATTCGGTGGGCTGATCAAGGGCTCCACGATCTTCCCCGAGTCGTCCATGCCGCAGGCACCTTACGAGCGCATCACCAAGGCGCAGTACGAGGCGGCCACCGCTGTGGCGGTCGCTGATGGAGTCGATGAGGAATGCGCCAACGGCGCGTGCCCCATCCGCTAGACCTGCTGTCTCCCAACGAGATAGCTGGAATCACACAAGAGGAAAGGCAGTAATTTGCAGGATCCGTTCGCTTCCGCTCCGACCACCGACGAGGCCCAGGCTGCTCCCGAGCCGCAGGAGTCGGTGTTCGACGCGCCACCGGCCGAGGCCCCTGCCCCGGCCAAGAAGGCTCCCGCCAAGAAGGCGGCGGCCAAGGCGGCTCCGGTCGCCGCTGCGCCGAGCGAGGGCAAGGTCGTGCTCACCTTCAAGGGTGGCACCGGGTTCGACGCTCCGTGGATCGTCATCCACGCGGAGGATCTGGAGGACGCTCTCGACCAGGTGACCACGCAGGGTGCGACCCTCATGGCGCTTATGGAGCGCGTGCAGGGTGCGGGCAAGCACTTCGCGGCTCAGGGCACTCCTGCGCCGTCGAACGGCGGTGGCCGGGGTGGTAACACCGGGCAGCGTCAGTCCGCGCCGCGACAGGCCGCTCAGCCGCCCGCTGACGCCCCGCCGGCTCCGGGCCCCGACTGGGTCTACAAGTCGGGCAAGTCGGCCCGTGGTCCGTGGCAGGCGTGGATGCCGCCGCAGCACCTCAAGGATGTCGAGAAGCCGGTCTGGTTCTGACCCGTACTTGACATCGCACACGGAGGGGGCCCCTACGGGGGCCCTCTCCACCCCCCTGTCTTTGAGAGGAGACACATGAGCTTGAAGGTCAAGCTGATCGCGGCCACCGAGGTCGATGAGAGCGCCATCGCCGAGATCGGCTTCCAGGATCTGTACGAGGTCGAGAAGATCGACGGGGACCCGCCCTTCGGTGACTGGGATGCGGACTTCCTCGCGGAGTTCGCGGGCCGCAACTGCTACCGGTCGTTCCATCGGCCGAACCCGAAGACGGCCGAGAACGAGGACTACCTCGCTCACATCCTGGAGGTCGGCCACGAGTCCGTGCTGGAGCACGCCTCGGCCACCTTCTACATCGAGGCCAGTCGCTCGGTGCTGACCGAGCTGGAGCGTCACCGCCACCTGTCGTTCTCGGTGGTGTCGCAGCGGTACGTCGACCCGACGTATCTCGGTGTCCATCACCCGCCTGCACTCAACGCACTGCCGGTGGGGGATCGCGATGCCGCGCTCCGGGCACTGATGACCGCCTACGGCTCGGCGGTCCGTGCCTACGACGAGCTGGAGAGCTTGTTCACCGCGAACGGCCTGCCCCGCAAGCAGGCCCGTGAGGCGGCCAGGGCGGTCCTGCCGAACATGAACAACTCCCCGATGGTCGTGACCGGTAACCACCGGGCATGGCGCTACGTGATCAAGGCCCGCTGGCACGAGGCAGCGGACGCCGAGATCCGCGCTCTCGCAGGGGAGTTGCTCAAGCAGCTCCGTGAGATCGCACCTGGCACGTACCAGGACATCCCCGACACCCCCTACAGCTACTGAGAGGAATCCCCATGAAGGACAGCGTCGTTCAGGTCTTCACCGAGACCGGTATGGCAGTCGGCGTCGGTGAGGTCATCGACGCCCACGACGAGGGCGACGGTCGGTTGTACGTCCTCGGTGAGGACGGCACCCACACCGTGTTCAACATGCGCTTCGTCACGCACTACGTCGTGCGCCCCTACACCCCCGAGGAACAGGAGACCGCCAACAATGGCTGACACCAACACGATCCAGGTCACGCCGGCCGCCATCGCCAAGGCGATTGACGACCTGCTCGAAGAGAACGAGCGGCTGCGTGCGGAGAACGCAACGCTCCGGGGCACGCAGGCGCGTGCGTCGGATCTGTTCGGGGAGGCGTTCGTGAAGGGCGGCCAGTTGCCGCCCCCGAAGGGCCCCAACCGTCCGAACGCGCCGAAGCTGTCGCGCCGGGACGCCGAGCACATCCGAGACCTGGTGCGAGCGGGCAACTCCCGCCGCGAGGTCGCTCGGGCCTACGACATCAACCCCGCCACCGTCTCACGGATCGTCCGGGGCACCTACTACCGCTGAGGAGCGCCATGATCGAGCACCGGCATGAGGTCGCGGGTGACGAGGTTGTCATCCGCGTCGTGGAGAACGAGGACGATCTGGAGGGCTTCCGCGACTTCATCCGGGCTCATCTGGGTTTCCTCGGGTTGGACTCGGAGACCACCGGGCTGGACATCTACGACGACAAGTTCCGTTGTCGCCTGGTCCAGTTCGGTACTCCGAGCGAAGCCTGGGTGGTCCCGGTCGAGCGGGGTCCTGTGTTCGAGGGCGCGGTCATCGACGCCCTCAACAACGTGCAGGGGTTCGTGCTGCACAACGCCTCGTTCGACCTCCAGGTCTTCGACCGCTGCCTGAGCGTCCCGATGGAGCGCATGTGGCCGAAGGTCAAGGACACCAAGATCCTGGCCCACCTGGTCGACCCACGGGGCAAGGACGAAGGTGGCATCGGGCACAGCTTGGAGGAGCTGACCCGCCACTACATCGACGCCGACGTGGCCGACAGCGTGAAGACGCTGATGGCCGACCTGGCCAAGGCGAACAAGACGACCAAGGCCAACGTCTGGAAGAAGGTCCCCTTCGAGGACCCGCACTACCAGCTCTACTCGGGCATGGACCCGATCCTCGCTGCACGCCTGATCCAGCGGCTCGCACCGCTGGTGAAGGTCCGCACCGAGCTGATCAACAGCGAGCACAAGCTGGCCGAGATCTGCTCGTACATGGAGCGGACGGGCTTCCTGCTCGACGTGGAGTACACCGAGGAACTGTCGCTGGACCTGCGGGTCAAGGAGAACCACTTCTCCGAGGTCGCTCTGAACTACGGCTGCGAGAAGGTCAACTCGACCGACATGGTGGCCGACGTTCTGGAGTCGATGGGCGTGAAGATCAAGGGCCGCACACCATCTGGCAAGCGGCAGGTCAACGACGACCTGCTGTCTCAGCTCGCCAAGGGTGAGAACGCTCAGGTCGCTGAGTTCGCCAACGCGGTGGTCGAGGCGAAGAAGGCTGGCAAGTGGCGCAAGACCTGGGTCGACGGCTTCCTCGCTCAGCGAGACAGCCAGAACCGTTGCCACGCTTCGATCAACCCGCTCCGGGCCCGCACGGCCCGGATGAGCATCACCGGGATTCCCGCCCAGACACTCCCCTCTGGTGACTGGATGATCCGGCGATGCTTCATCGCGGACGAGGGGCACCGTATCGCATCGGTCGACTACCAGGCGCAGGAGCTGCGCGTGCTGGCGGCGCTCTCGAAGGACGAGACGATGATCCAGGCGTTCCTCAACGGCGAGGACTTGCACCTGATGACCGCCAGGGCGGCATGGCCGGATCGGGAGATCGACAAGGACTCCCCGGAGCGCAAGTACGCCAAGGTGGTGAACTTCGGCCGCGTCTACGGCGGCGGCGCGAAGACGGTGGCCGAGCAGACCGGGCTGAGCATGGCGATGGCCCAACAGGTGGTCTCGGGCTTCGACAAGGCGTACCCGGAGGTCCAGAAGCTCAGCCAGCGGCTGCAGCGTGAGGCGATCCGGAACGGCTACATCACGACCCCGTTCATCGACGGGCTGGGCGGCCGGCGTCTGCCGGTCGACCCGGATCGGGCCTACTCGGCTCTCAACTACCTGATCCAGTCCTCGTCACGCGACGTGACGGCCAGGGCACTGATCCGGTTGCACGAGAACGGGTTCACGCCGTACCTGCGGCTGCCGATCCACGACGAGATCCTCGCCAGCGTGCCAGCCGAGCACGCGGAGTGGGGAGCACGGCGCATCGGAGAACTGATGGCCGAACAGATGGGCCCGGTGCTGATCGGCACCGACCCCGAGGTCGGAGGGCGGTCATGGGGATCGCTCTACGGCGCTGACTACTGAGAGGAGCACATGGAGATCCAGTTGAGCGTGGCGCGAGAGGGGAAGGACCCTCTCGTCGTCACCGCCGTCATCGAGGGCTTCGAGCTGGTCGACTCGGCTGAGTACCGGGAGTACATGTTCGACGCCACCATCGAGGCGATGGTCAAGGGCATCAAGGACGAGGGGTTCCTCTCGTGAAGGCCGCAGTCGCACTGCCCGCTCCGGAGGGCCTGACCGAGGAGTTGCTGGGCAAGGCCATCTACGAGCTGAACAAGCTCGGGACGATCATGCCCCATCCGATCAGCGGTGAGGGGGCCATCGAGGTCTTCCTGATCGCTGACGCGATGAAGCCGGCCGGTGCCCCGAAGGAACTGCCGTTCCTGCGGTTCGTCGCTGACCTGATCCCCTACGTGGAGCCCGAACGATGAAGTGGGGTGGGGGAGAGGGCGACTCAGCGCCCATCGCGCCGCTGAGGCCGCCACAGACCGAGGTCGAGCTGACCGTCTCTCTGCCCACGATGCCGTGGGTGGAGGACGACGGCAAGCCTCAGAAGCTGCACATCAAGCAGGTCGCCACGGGCATCGAGGAGATGGCCGAGGGTGAGCGCACCTGGGCGATCAACTACCTGCTCAACAGCGTCCAGACGGCGGTGCTCAAGGCACTCGCCGAGAAGGGATACATCCGTGGAGGATCGTGAGTTCTTCGACCTGATCTACCAGCAGTGGTCGAAAACCACAGGGGCACAGGACACGTACTGGATGACCGAGGAGGACACGGAGCACTACGCCTTCGGTCCCGGCACCTGGAATGTGTTCTCGGTCAACAAGGATGACGAGCGTAAGTTCATCGCTTCATTCGAGCGAGAAGAAGACGCTGACTTCATCGCCGCCATGCACGGCTGTCTGGCCGACCTCGTTCGCAAGCTCAACGACGCGCTGGACGAGGCCGACCGTGCCGACTACGACCGAGACTCCCGCGAGTGCCGCCTGGCCGAGCTGGAACTGGAGAACGCCGAGCTGCGGCGTCAACTGAAGGAGAACGCATGAAGAAGACCCTGACCGTCGCCGCCATCGTCGCCTTGGCCATCGGCCTGACCGCCTGTGAGGGCGAAACCGATGGCACCACCTACGACGACGGGCCCAACGGAGTGATCTTCGTGCCGATGCCGGGCAACCCGGTCGGCGCTCCGATCTTCTTCTAGTGCTGCGGCGCAAGCGAACTGGCCGTCACTGGAACGGTTCGGTCTTCCTCTACGGGGGGAGGCCGGACCGCACCGGGGCCATCTGGGTACGAGTGAACAAGGAGGGCCAGTGCATACCGATCATCGACCGGACTGGGACGAGTACTTCCTGATCATCGCGGAGGCTGTCGCCACGCGATCCGACTGTGAGAGGAGCAAGGTCGGTGCCGTCGTCGTCAAGGACCGACGAGTACGAGCGACTGGATACAACGGTGCGCCGGCTGGAAGACCAGGGTGTGATACCTGCCCTCGTAGACTGGCAGAGGCGGTTCCTGGTGTCTCTTCTTATGACAGCGGACCCACCCGGTGCGTATCGGTTCATGCCGAGGCGAACGCTCTGCTCTATTGCGACCGAGAGGATCTGATCGGGGCCACGCTCTACATCACGCGGCCACCGTGCCCCGGATGCCAGAAGCTCATCGACGCCGTGGGCATCACCCGTGTGGTCACCCCCGAGACGAAGCCCTACACGGTCGACGCGCTCTGGCGCGAGCGCGAGCGACAGTGGTTCGAGTCCGGACCGCCGTGGACGATTGCCGTCGAGCGCGACGGCGAGGTCCACACCTACGAGGTCGACCACCTCGACATCGGGAACACCCGGTACTGCTGACACCCGCCCTCCGGGCTGGCCTTCGGGCCGGCTCGGGGGGCTCTTTTTTTGTTCCTGACATATGCACGTATTCGCATATGCTTGCCCGACCGGGCGGTTTCAAGCCGCCTGAGGCGATTCTGCAAAACCCCTGGTAAACAGGGCCTCTGATTTCGATTCTGAGCCACTTTCTCGGCTCCCCCGGTAGAGGAGGACCGTCAGATGCGTAGAGGCGAGCAGCCACAGCGGGGGAATCGCCGCGATCACCATCGCGATGACTCCGTGGGGCCCTGCGTGGGCCACGTTGCCAGCCACCGACACCAGTGTGCCGAGAATCAGCAGGGTCCAGGGATACCACTGCGACCTGAGCGCGACCGTCGCCGTCGTGGCGACGATGACGCCGCCGTCGATCACCAGGGGGACCATCCATGCGTGGGCCACCCCGTTGTCGGCCGCCAGCTCACTGAGCGCAGTGAAGGACAGTGAGAATGCCAGGGCCCCAACGGCAATCGTGCCTGACGTGGCGATACGGACCGCGTTGATCTTCATCATGTCTACAGACCCTATACGGCGACAACTCCTTGTCAAGTTGTTGTAGACTCGTGTCGTGGCAGGTCAACGAGTTCTGGGGCGTATTCGCCTCTCGCGTCTCACCGAAGAGTCGACCAGTGCAGCTCGCCAGCGCGAGCTGATCCAGCAGTGGGCCGACATGAACGAGCATACCGTCGTCGGCTGGGCCGAAGACCTCGATGTGTCCGGGTCCATCGACCCGTTCGACTCACCGTCGCTGGGACCGTGGTTCCGCGAGGACAAGCGGGACGAGTGGGACATTCTGGTCGCGTGGAAGCTCGACCGGATCGGTCGTCGGGCCATCGCGCTGAACCGGGTGTTCGGCTGGATGATGGATCACAACAAGACCCTGGTCTGTGTCTCCGACAACATCGACCTCTCGACGTGGGTCGGCCGGCTGGTGGCCAACGTCATCGCCGGCGTGGCAGAGGGGGAGCTGGAGGCTATTCGAGAGCGGACCCGAGCGGGCCGCAAGAAGATCCTGGAGTCGGGCCGCTGGCCCGGTGGCGTGGTGCCCTACGGCCTGCGGCCGGTGCCCAACCCCGGAGGCGGGTGGAAGCTGGAGGTCGACCCGGAACCGGCCAGTGTCATCCACCGGATCGTGGAGGAGATCATCGCGGGCTCGGCCGTCGAGGCCGTCGCCAACCGGCTGGACGAGGATGGCATCCCCGCCCCGAAGGGCGGCACCTGGCTGCCGTCGACCATCTGGAAGCTCTGCGGGTCCAACCATCTGCTCGGACATGCCCGCTACGGCGGCAAGTCCGTCCGGGACGCCGAAGGGCGGCCTGTGCTCAACGCTGAGCCGATTCTGACGTGGGACCAGTGGGATGCACTGCAGCGGGCCCTCGAAGCCCGCAGACGCGGCGGGAGCCGCACGCGGGACACCTCACCCCTGCTCGGTGTAGCAGTCTGCTACGAGTGCGACAAGCCGCTGTTCCACAAGATCTACAAGCGCGACTACGGCAGGCGGCTCTACCGGTACTACCACTGCCGCGACAAGACCCACAACCAACAGGTCGAGGCCGAGGTCGTGGAGACCTTGCTCGAAGAGAGCTTCCTGCAACGGATCGGGGACCTCCCGGTCCTGGAGAGGGTGTTCATCCCCAGCGAGAACCATGAGATCGAGCTGGAAGAGGCCAGGAGGGCCATAGAGGAGCTGACACCCCTTCTCGCGACGGTCACATCGGCCACCATGAGAAAGTCGCTCCTGGAGCAACTGAGCGCCCTGGATTCTCGGCTAACTGAGCTTGAGGCGCTCCCGACACGGGAAGCGCACTGGGAGTACCGGGAGACCGGCCAGACCTACGCCGAAGCGTGGAAGGAGGCCGACACCGAGGGACGCCGGCAGATCCTCCTGCGGTCCGGGATCACACTCGCCGTGATCCTGGCGGGGAAGGCCCGAAACTCCGGTGGCTCACTGAAGTTCGACTTCCGGGTCCCCGAGGACATCGAGAAGAGACTCTCCGCGTGAACGCAAAAAAGCCCCCTCCCAAGGCCGTAGCCCTGAGAGGGGGTTTCTTTGTCTAGCCGACTCTCACCATCGAGAACCAGGAGTTGGACGCATTCGCGTCACCGAGGATGTTCACGTCACCGTCGGTCTTGAGACCGGGCTGCACCGTCGCGCCAGCGGAGAGGTAGTACTGCACCCCGTCACCGCCGTAGGCGATGTCCTGCGGGAAGGAGGGGACACCGAAGGCGTTGGCCGAGATGCCTCGGCGTGCGCCCATCTTGATCCGGGGCACACCGTTGATGTAGATCAGCGGGAACCGCTCCTCGGAGAAGCCCTGTGCCTCACCAACCTGGATCCGAAGGCCCATCACATACGTGCCCGCCTTCTGCACCGTGGCGGTCTGCGTCACGGGGTCCCAGGTGATGTCCTCCGACCGGTAGTCGACGGCATCCAAGGTGTTCGAGGGGAGGACAGCCTGCCTACCGGACTTCGCCTTACCCGTGGTGGTCGACCTGTAGACCCGCATGGTCGAGCCGGTCACCGCAGGCGGTGCGTTGTCCGACACCGACGCACCCGCCACCGTGCCGGGGGTGTTGCTGCCATCGGTCTCGGTGATCGCGCCCCAGTAGCAGTGGTTCGCGTCGATGATGCTCTGCTTGTTGCCGGGTTCGATGCCGTCCCAGACCACCGTGTTGCCCGAGTAGACCTGATGCCGGCGCGGGTTCTCACCGACGCCGACCACGACCCGGAGGTCCAAGTTCCACGTCAGCGAGACGCCTGAGGCCCAGATGTACTCGACGCCGTTCTTCACGCAGCCGATGTCGCCCTTGTACTGCAGGAAGCCCGTGCAGTAGCCCCGTGCGAACACGTAGTCGGTCCCGGCCGCGTTGGCGCGGCCCACGGCCCAGATGCGGACGTTCGTGCCCTGTCCGGGCGGTGAGGCCAGCGTGCCACGCACGATCTGCTGCGGGGTCAGCGTGGGCTCCGGGTAGAGCAGGGTCGCTCGGCGGTAGCCGTTGTTGACGGTGTTCCACTTCGCGTGGCCGTTGCTGATCGCCAGCGTGCTGGTGCCCGGACCGGTGTAGGTCACGTTGAAGAGCCCCGAGGGGAATGCACCGTTCGGGTAGTCGCCAAAGTCGATGTTGAACCGCCGACCACCGTTGGCCGACGCCTCCTGCTCCGACTGAAGCGCCTGCACGTCGCGGACGGTCTTCGTCAGCATGAAGTACAGGTTCTCCATCGTGCCCTTGACGGCGTCGATGCCTGCACCCACGATCTCTTCGCCTGCCTGGGTCGCGCCTGAGAGCGCGTTGGTGGCTGCGTCGACCAGATCCTGTAGGTCGGGCAGCTTCTCCAGACCGTTCGGGATCGCTGGCAGATCACCGAGATTGGTGAGCTTGCCCGCGTCGATGGTCCCGTCTGAGTTGATGGCAGAGGTCCGACCGGTGATCAAGTTCCACCAGTCCTTGACCGCCTGCACCGTGTCGTTGATCGGGGTCACGACTAGGCCAGCCAGGATGTCTGCGATCTGACGCAGCTCCGTGGCGACGGTGTTGAACGTCGAGCCCAGCCACTCATCGAACTCGCCCTTGAGCAGAGCCTGCGGGAGGTCGGTCAGGGAGTCGATGATCTTGGCGACAGCCGTTGCGGTGTCGAGGAAGTCCTCTTCGATGGCGTCCGGGATCAGCGGGGCGAAGACCTTCAGGGCCTCCGGAGGCAGCTTCAAGAGCTGCTCCTCCAGTAGCTCGAATGCGTTGGTCGCGGTCAGCGGGATCTCGAACAGCGACCGGACGATCTCCTCGTCGTAGTCCTGGCCGTAGTTGAACTCACCGCCTCCGATCTCGAAAGCGCCAGTGCCAAGCCACTTCTGCAGCACACCCTGGTTCGGGGACTGATGCGGTGCCGTCATGCGTCACCTCCTTTGCTCTTCTCTGCCTTGAGGGAATGGTGGGCTGCCAGCTCTCCGACGAAGTTGGCCCAGTGGCTGACGATGATCACCCACAGCACCGAGTCGGGCCACCAGATGGCGGCGGGGATCGTGACCGTGGCCCAGACCCCCGCCATCACCAAATGGCGGTTCTCCCAAAGTTTCTTCTTCATCGCGGCAGCCGTGACGCCTCCAGCGGATCGTCCCGCCAGAGCTTCTCGAACTGGAAGTAGTCCAGATGGTCAGGCAGCACGCAGTTGTCGATGGCCGCCGCCACGAGCGCCTGGTGATGCCACCGGGCGTCGTAGACCGACCACGCGGTGAACGCCCTCAGGCGTTCCTGCACAGCCGCCAGTTCACCGACGATGTTCGTAACCTGTTCCTGCAGAGCACGAATGACCTCGTTGTCCTCAGCCACCATCGCGGTGCGGACACCACGGCGGCTGTTCTGCCGCCGATGCCACCACTTGCCGAAGGGGATGACCTTGGCGATGGTCTCGTACTTCTCAACGATCTGAGCGCCGACGTAGACGATGAACGCCAGGACGGCGAACAGTCCCACCCAGTTCTCGGGCAGGTGTGCGAACAGCTCAGGTGGCATGGGCCTTGCGCCTCCGTGCGAACAGCCAGTGGATGAACGCCAGCACCAGCATCGCAACGGGGGCAGATGCCAACCCAAACTCTCCGGAGATGACGGCGTCCGCGTATGCCAGTGACAGCGTCAGGTACATGATCATGAGGCCGGCGTGGGCGATGAACGATGGCCACGCTCGGCCGTTGGCGTTGTCCTGGTTGATGGGGACACCCGACATCAGGGCTTCACCGAAGAAGCCGACGACCGCGAACAGGATGAAGATCGCTCCCCAGACTTCCATCGGGGCACTCTTCGTCACGTCGGTGGTGGCCATCACCGTGTCCGGTCGGACAACGTAGGTGAGGCCCCGAAACAACGCCTCGAACAGGATCACGAGCTGCAACAGGCGCAGCCCGAACGGTGGGGTGTACCTGTACGTCATTCTGCCGCGTGCTTTCCCTTGACGGGGGTCACGTTCCTGCGGATCCACCACGCCAGGGCGACGGGGGCCGCCACGGCGTAGATGTCGACCACCGGGTCGACCCACGCGGTGTCGATCTGCGTGCCCAGGATGTAGGCGATCAGGCCGACGACGGCCATGATGCCGCCTCGGATCAGCGCGGGCTCAGGCGTCTTCGTCTTGGCGTCCTCGACCTCTTCGTCGGTCAGGCCCAACAGATCCTCTGCCAGCTCCTCGCCCAGGGCGGGGTCGATCAGATCTTCGAGCCCGTCACGGGTCATAGCCGGCGGCAGCGGCTCAGGGGCCGGCTCCTCGGACTTGGGGACCGGATACCGGTCGTCGTAGTAGCTCACGGCGGGCTCCTATTCGTTGATCTCTTGTGCGGTATCCCGTTGCGGGAATTGGTCTTTGATCAGCCCCAGCTCACGGAACTGGCCGAGCATGAACTCCTGCTCCTGCTGCGTGAGCTTGCTGATGTCGGGAAGCCTCATCGGCTTCGGTGCGGGTGTGTCCTTCGAGACCCACCGCGCCGCGTTGTTGTAGTTGGACCGGGGCCCCCGGAACGGGGGCTGCCAGCGGATGCGCTGCTTGGGGAGCTTGCTGACATGGATGTTGCCGTCCTCATCAGCAAGCCCCTCCAAGTAGTCGCGGTGGGCGAAGCCACACTCCCACAGGTGCTTTGACCACTGTCGGAGGAATCCGGGGTGGGTCACAGCGCCGATACCGGCGAACGTCGGCATGTTGCGGAGGGCCCAAGCGAAGTGCTCCTCAGGCTTCCTCCAGTCGACTTCGTCCTGCGTGGGAATCATGTGGCGTGCCTTTCGTAGTGGTTAGAGAATGCCGAGCTGGCCCATCGCACCGTTGAAGTACTGAATCAGCTCGAACGCCTTCAGGATCGGGTCCTTCGGCTCGCGGTAGCCGATGTCCAACTCCCAGCCCTTGGGGCCGTCCTTGCCCCACTGGTAGCCGATCTTCCGCACCCGCTCCACGAACACCGTGTCCGGGATCGGGAAGCCGAGAACGCTTGTCCCGACTCGTGATCCGACCCAGAAGTGCCCGTAACCGGGCATCCCCACGTAGTAGGGAGCCGCGTCGGACACCTTGATGCTGTGTGCCGTGTGGGCCCTGGTAGCCCAGATCTTGGCCCTGGTGGCTACGAACGCGGACAAGGTGAACGCCCTGGTGGCGTTCTCGACCCAGCCCTCGTAGTAGTGGAAGTCGCCAAGGCCCGTCTCAGAGGTCTCCAGCAGCGGGATCGGCAGTGGCATACCGACCGCACGCAGCGTGGGCCATTCCTGGAAGGCCATGAAGACGTTCTCGTACAACGGCTTCGCGACAGCGTCGATGGTGCCGCCGAGTGGCGGCAGGTCGATCATGCCGCCCAGCCCCTGGTTGATGAGCGATGTCAAGAAGTCACCGCCCATGTTCACAGCAGCCGAGATGCCCTCGTTCACACCGGGCATCGACTCACCGCCGGCTACGAACGATGTGTCCGTGGCCTCGTAGTACTTGAACTCCGACGACTTGATCCCGGACCAGGGTCCTTCCTCGAACACGACCCAGGGAGCCTGCGGAGAGGTCCCCAGGAACCACGGGGTGTAGTACTCGCCAGGGAACGTCGGGTCCCCGGTGAACACGTCCACGCCCTCGGTCATGCCGTCCGAGGCGATGTTGACCACCGCACGGATCAGACCCGTGAGAAGCGAACCGCCGAACGCGGTCTCGCTGCCCCAGCCCGAGTTGTCCACGATGTCCCAGACCAGGCAGCCATGCCGGATCGGGATGAGCGACAACAGATCTTCGAGCGGGCCGATGTTCAGCTCGCCGCGCAGATCCTCGAACGGGTGCGGGTCCTCGCCACGCAGGTAGCGCCGACACACGATGGTGAGCTGAGCGTCCTCCAGCGTGCGCTTGGCCACGTCGTGGAACGACTGGAAGCGCGAGAAGACCAGCGTCAAGTTCGAGTTGTCCCCGAGCAGCGGGAACGGCTTGACGATGTTCCTCCAGTTGGAGATGTTGAAGCTCAGCGGCATCCACTCGCTCGGATCGAGCGGGTTGTCCGGGAGCGTCCACAGACTCGTTTCGAGTCGGAGGATGTTCACGAACAGGGTCAGCAGCAAACACCACTTCGCCGGTCCGAACAGAATCCACAGCTTCGGGAACTGCAGTTCTGGCCTCAGGAAGGGGTTGGCCCAGCAAAGGATGTGCTTCGCCTGCTCGTAGTCGTGCTTGAACACGACATCGAGGTAGACATCCCCCTCTTCGGTCCGGACCACCGTGTAGTGATCCATGAACCCGGACCAGCGAGCGCCCTGCTTGTCGATGGTGATGATGACGTTCCGCTTGGCGCGGCCCTTGAAGTTCATCACCCACTTGGCCATGTGGTGATCCAGTGAGAGCTGGATCGACGCTGTGCCAGTGTCGTTTTCGATGAACTCGAAGTCACCACCACGCTCCCCGGCGACGACACCCCGGAGGGTCATGTCGCCGTCCCAGAGGCGCACCAGAGGCGGCTTCAGCCGCTCGGCTTCCCGCATAGCCCTGCGGGCCATGACGGTGTTCCAGACGCGGTTAGCGTCTTCCAGCGTGGTGATGTTCGAGGCGCTCATTCAAGCCCCCAGGGCCTCGTCCAGGCTCGTGGGATGCGGAGCACGACCATCTGGCCGGGAACCGCTCCGCTGACCGTCAGCTCGAACGTCGCGGACTTCGTCCACGGCGGGACTGGGTGCCGGAACCGGACACCGTTCATGCGGGCCCAGAGCTGAGAACCGTTCTCCGAGGAGACCTGCTCGACGCGGGGGTCCGTGTCGATCACAGCGTTCTCTGCTGGCGCTGTAGCGCCCTCTGTCGCACGAGTGACGAGGACGTAGGGGTTTGTACCCGAATCGCCCTCCGAGTCCGTCAGCTCGCTCTCAGCGCCCAGAAGCGGCTGAGGCAAGCCGGCCAGGTCCCCGATGAATGCCACGCGCCACGGCTGGTGCGGAGACAGCAGCGTCGGACCACCGGTCACGTTGACGTTGCCCTCGCCCAGGATCGCCTCCAGTCGGGTTTCGACCGTGTTGGCCGTCGCGTTCCACGCGATGTTCGATGTCAAGGACTCACCGACCTTGAGCCGGAACACGCCGCCGTCGGCGCTCGGCACGATGGACACGATCTGGACCTCGGAGGTCCGGAGGCCGCCGATCAGTCCGGGCATTCGGATGCGCCGGTTGGCGAGCGCGGGGTCCTCGAACGAGTAGTCCGGAACGGTCCAGATGGTCGCGGGGGAGTTGGGAGCCCCCAGCCACGGAATACCGGGGATGTAGGGCTCAGCCGGCTCCTGCGTGGAGCCAGGCAGGATCCACTTCAGCCACGCAACCTGGTCGGTCGGGTTGAGCCCGCCCTTGCCGTCCGATGGATCGACGGTGATCGTCAGTGTCTCAGTGGGCAATGCCTCCTGTGGCCAGGGCCACGGTAGTGGGTTCGGGTCGAAAGTCGTGTCGAGCTGTGTGGTGGCCGTGTAGACCACATCGTCCTGATACCAGAACGGATCGCCCGCGATGCAGACCATGACCGTTCGGTTGATCCGATTGCCACGCGGGTCGGTGAACCATGAGACCTCCGGCGATTCTCCGAGACGGAGCTTCAAGTACCTGGTGCCCGAATCCGGCGTCGTGACATAGAGCTTGCAGTCGCGGTCGAACGCCCACGCCTTGCGCCACTCCGATTCCCGAGACAGCCACGAGTTAGGCCCGATGGCAGCGTCATTCAGGATCTCCACCCCAAAGGTGATGTCACGCCGAAGAATCCGGTGGTTGAGGTAACGGGAGCCGGGGTAGTTGCCCGGCTCCTCGTACACCACCTTGACGGGAGGGTCGTAGAGACCCTTCACGTCCGTACCCAGGTACACCCCACGGTCCCCTTCACCGGGGCCCGCGAGGGTGAACCATTCGCCGTTGACCCCCTCAAGCTGTACGAGGGTGTCCACGGAATTACCTCCTATTGAATTGCAACGCCTTCTTGTTGGTGATGGTCTGCTGACCCTGGACGGCCTCGTCCATCGAGCCGACGTTGAAGATGAACTGCTCACCGAGCGCGATGCCCTGCTCCAGGAGCTGCGGCAGTGCGCCGTTGCCCGAGATGCCGAGATCGCCCATCATCTGGTCGACGGGGGCCTGCACAACGCCCTTGGTGGCGTCGTAGACCTTCTTGGCCAACTGGTCCCAGACCGAGCCACCCTCGGCTGTCGCCTCGTTGTACTTGTTCTGGTACGCGAGCTGCTCGCGCTGCAGTTCCAGTTCGTCCTTCCGGAGGTCGATGGCGTTGATCTGCTCCTGGAGAGCAGCCCTCGCGGCCTTGTCGTCCGTCAGGTTCTTCTGGTTCTGCAGTCGCTGGCGCTCGACCTCCAGCCGGTCCTTCTCCAGCGCCAACTGGTCGGCCATCTGCTTGGTGTTGGCGTCCAACTTCGCAGGCGGCACAGCGGTATCCACCGCGTTGCCGAGCTGAGACTGGACATCCGACGCCGCCGTAGCGACGTTGTCCAAGCCGGCCGAGAGCCCGTTGCTGCCGAAGATGAAGTTCAGGTTCAGGTTCGCGTTCTCGCCGAACACGTCCTTGATCGCCTGCATGATCTCGCGGACCTTGCTGACCACCTGATCACCAGCGGCCGGGATGCCGCTCGCCAGAGCGTCACCCAGGGTGTTGCCGAAGCCGGTCACAGCCGTCCAGCCCGAGCCCGAGAACGGACCCTCCTTCGCGGGGGAGTTCGGGATCAGGTTGCGGGCCGCCGACATCAGCTTGCCGACCGCACCGGCCACTGCACCGACGCCTGCGCTGATCGCACCAGCCAGTCCACTGACGAGAGCCTGTCCAGCCCTCTGCCCAGCGGCACTCAGCTCTGCGGCCAGGTTGCCCAGTGCCGCAACGATCTTTCCGGGCCAGGAGCTGACCTCGGCCACGACCTGACCGCCGATGTTGACGAACGTCGCGACGACACCAGACAGGATGCTGGCGGCCGTCGAGACGACCTGATTCCAGATCCCAGCGGCAATCGAGACGATGCCCTGCCACACGCCAGCGAGCTGTCCGGGGACCTGTGCGGCCACACCGATGATCTGGGCGATGACACCGGAGACGATGCTCACGATGCCGTTCCACGCGCCTGCGGCAGCCGCCTGCACGCCAGCCCAGATGCCTTGCAGCCGAGCAGGAATCTGGCTGAACACCGTGCCGATCTGAGCGCCGATCATCATCAACTGGGTGGTGATCTGCGCCGGAAGCTGGGCGAACCAGTTCTTCACGTTGTTGATCTGCTGGTTGGCCGCGTTGCCGAAGCTCCACCACGCCTCACCCAGTTGGTCGCCCCACCCCTGGATGGTGTTCGAGATCCAGTCACCCGCCGTGATGAACGGGGCCTTCATCCCTTCCCACCACCCGGAGAAGTCCGGGCCGTCCTTGAGGAACTTGCGGTCCTCGTCGTTCCACCAGTTGTGCAGCTTGTCGAGGGGGCTACCCTTGATGCGGCCCTTGGTGAATGGTCCGTTGTCCGAACCGGGGACGATGTCTTCCTTCGGGGTCTCCTTGACCAGCCAGTCCGGTGGCTTCCAGGCCGTGATCTTGTCGATCAGGGCCGACAGGTCGGAGATGATGCCGAAGATGTTCTCCAGCTCAGGGAGGATGTTGTTGGTGATCGACTTGAGGTTCTCAGCGAACTGCTTGATCTTCTCGCCGAACTCGGGGTCCGACAGCCACTCGAAGCCCTTCTTGAGGGCGTCGACACCGGTCTCACCGAGGGTCTTCGTGACATCCTTGAGCGTGCTCAGCGCCTGGTCGAGCGGGCTCTTGCCGTCCGGGCCGGCTGTGGTGACCTTCTCGATCCACTTGTCGAACGAGTCACCGACCTCGTTGAACCACTCCGACAGCTTGGGGAACTTCGCAGCCACCTTGTCGGCCAGCGTCAGCAGGCCGTCGGTGAACGAACCCACACCGGGGGAGGCGGCCGACAGCGACTTGCTGATGCTGCCGACGATGCTGTCGATACGACCCAGGCCCTCCTCGGAGGTCAGGGTGTTGACGAACGCATCGGCCATATCTCCCAGGCCCCTTGCCACACCTGGCAGGGCCCGTTCGAGCACCGGGAACACCGAGCGCAGGTTCTCGAAGATCGGCGTGAACCGATCCTGGAACGCTCCGCTCATGACGCCCTTGAGGCGCTCCAGGTCCGGGGCCAGAACGCTCGCGGCGTTCTTCAACCCGTCCATGCCCAGGGCCAGAGCCCCGATGGGGACGAGCACGCCGGCCAGGAGGGCCGGGATGGTCGTGAGGGCACCAGACACCAGAGCCAGCCCAGGGGCCAGCAGGGACAGTGCTGCGAGGGCCACGTACAGGTTGCCGTTGAGGAGCATCGACAGTGCGCCCATTCGGCCGCCAGAGCCACCACCGCCGCCCCCGCCGAACATGTTGCCCATCATTCGTCGGAAGCGGTTGGTGTCGACATCCACGTCCAGCTTGACGGTGCCGCCCAACGACTTACGGAGCGCGGCCATCTTCTGCCGCGCCCCGTTCTCGTCTATCTCGATCTCGACAGGGACCTTGCCACGGACGGTGCGCTCGATCTCTTCGAGCTTGGACTTCAGGGTCCGGTAGAACCCGTCGAGGTCGGGGACGACTCGGATGGAGATCCGTCCGACCTCGACACCAGCCCCGCCTGCTGCACCTGCCATGCGGCCTCCTTCTTCCTTCGCTTGGCCGTGATCATCTGGGCGACGATGCCGCCGAACGATCCGGGCTTGTATGTCTTCTTCTGCTCCGTCTGCTGGTAGTCAGGCAGCGGATACGGTTCTGGCTCTTTCGGTTTGCCCTTCTTCGGGTCCGAGTTGGCGAGCACGAACATGTAGTTCTGGACACGGAGGAGGTCGATCACAGCCGCCTGCATGTAGCGAGACGGGTCCCATCCCCGATACCGTTGGCCGCCACGGAACTCCGCGACGAACGCTGAGTCCATCGGCAGGTTCTTGATGTGCAGCAGCACCCAACGCGGGGAGAGCGGGTGATCCTCCGAGAACAGGTCTCGGAGGTCAATCCCGTAGTAGTGCTTCAGATCTGGGACGAGAGCCTCGCCATACCTGTCGATCAGGCTGGCGAGTTCTGCGCTTCCCCCGGTGCGGTCTCCTCCAGCCAGTGGTTCAGCACGCCCATGAGCATCCCGAGGTCACCGTCCAGCTCCTTGACGAGCTTGGCGGCGTCCTTGCCCGCGACGACCTTCAGAACCTCGGTCACGGCGTCGACCATCGTGTCGATCTCATCGAGGGTCTTGCCCTCGCGCTCCTCGTCGCTCCGGAGCGTCTCCAGGGTGGCCAGCACCTTCTTGCGGTCGTTCTTCGCGAGCCGCAGGATGTTGCGGAGGGTGACCTGGGTGCCGTCGCTCAGCTCCACCTTCACGGGGGCGAACGTCTTGTCGGCTTCCTCACGGAGCGAGTCGAGGGTGAATACGTTTGACATAGCGGACCTTTCGTTGTGGCGGCGGGCCAAAGTGGAGCGGGGGGAGGGGCAGGCCCGCCAAGGAAACCCCTCCCCCCTGGTTCACTCCGACATCGCGGTGTGCGATGTCAAGTCAGACTCAGGGAGTCTGGACGTTCGGGAACAGATCCTCGTTGATCCACTTGAACAGGGGGTTGTTCTCGTGGTCGAGGAAGGTCGCCCGGACCGGCAGCGAAGCGAAGTCGTCCACCGGGAGCTGGATCGCGTCGTCGCGCTTCACCGACGCCTTGTGGGCGTGGAAGCCGACTCGGTCCTCGCCGTCCACGATGACCACCAGGATGGCCCGTTCGACGGCCTTGGAGCCGGATGCGACAGCGAACTCACCCGCGACAGTCGAGGCGTTCTCGCCGTAGTACAGCGTGAGCGAGCCCTCATCGAACTGCTGCAGGAAGATCGTCAGGTAGTCGACCGGATCTTCGGTCGTGATCTCTGCCAGCTTCTTCTTCTGCCAGGTGCCCCTGATCTCGGAATCACCGCCGTCGAAGCCGAACTCGGGCATGTCGCCTCGGCTGGTGTGGCCGGTCGGAATCCATGCGTCGAGGCCGGTGCCCCAGGCGGTCGTGTCGAGCAGGTTGATGGTGTCGAGGTCAGCAGCAGCCGGCGCAGGCGTGCCCACCGGAGCGGTGTAGACGTAGCCGACTGCAGCGGTCAACACCGCGTCATCGTTGAGTGCCATGTGGCATTCACTCCTTCTTGCGTGGAGGTCGGAGGCCAAGGGCGATCAGCCCCTGGACCCGCCAGGAATCCATGAACGGAGACGAGAACTGGGTTGCGCCCATCGTCTCCTTGATCGAGTGCAGATACCCTGAGGGAGTCTGCGTTTGGAACTTCACCGCGTCATAGAGCACGTCGAGGCACGCCTCGTACAGCTCCTCACATTCGACAAGTCCCTCGGTGTGGTAGCAGGTCATCTCGATGACCGGCAGGGCCAGTTGCTTCGGACGGGTCTCGTGTCGAGGCCCGCCGATACGCCGGATGTTCACGAGTGGGAAATCGCGGTAGTTGATGTTCTCCACCCACGATCCGACCTTCGCCGGGGCGATGCCCTGACGAACACTGATCGGGTCCAACAGGTCGTCGTGCCCCCGCAGGAGCGGGAGCACCACCTTCTGGATGCGAGAGAGCTTCTCGGCCATTACTTGACCCCCTTACGGCCCATCGAGGCCGTGACATGGGACCCAGCCAGACCCGCTGCGCGAGTGAGGATGTAGAGCCCGTGGGGGGCCTTGGTGACCTTGCCGTACTTGTCCGGGTCGAAGTAACCCGAAGGGCCGTGGCCGAACTCGATGGCTATCGGGTTCGGAGCGTCCATGTGGGCGATGCCGTCGATGTCCTCCATGAACGAGCCGATGCTCGTCAGGTGGCCCGGACCGATGATCTTCTCGTGCGTCGTGGACGCACGCGCCCTGGCGAGGTTCTGCTCTGCCCGGTTCTCGACCTCCCTGGTCTCGCGCCGGATGGCCTGCTTTACCTCGGGGAGTCGAGCGACGATGCCGTTCAGCACTTGGCGCGGCAGTAGGTGTGCCATGTCAGTACCTCTTCATCGTGTAGCCGATGTGCTCGGTACGGCGAGACCCCGTGTAGTAGGCCGGTTCACCGAACAGCGCCCAGCGGACCCCCTTCCACTCGATCTGCGACTGCATCCCGATGACGCCGTGCTCACGGTCGAACTTGCGGGTGAAGTGGATCGTGTAGACCCTCTCCGACTCGAAGCCCTCGTTGTCCTGCTCCTGGCGTCGGGACGATGTGCCCGACTGCCCGAGCACCTGAATCCGCGCCTTGGCCGGAATGCCGGTCTCGGACGGCTTCGTCTTGGTGTTGCCGTCAGAGTCCTGGGTGACGATCTGCGGGTAGACGATGACATCTTCGGGGCAGCGATCAAGCAGGCTCATGCGAAGCCCCCTCGATCAAGGTTGCCCCACTCGATGCGCCAGTCGTGGACGCAGTAGCAGATCCCAAACTCGTGATCGCACTTGGTGACATCCACGTTCTCCGGACGCACCGCAGGAGCGTCGGGAGGGTACGGAGCTGGCGGCTGCCTGTCGCTGGCGCTCATGTCGGCATCTCGAACGTCGGTACGAGCACGAACATGCCGCTGCGCCGGATGCCCAGCGCCTCCCACTCCTCGGGGAGCACCTCCAGCTTCCCGGAGGCGAGCTGTTGGTGCAGCATGTACGTGTAGTTGCCGTCCGTCTCCTGGGTGTAGCCCTCAGGGTTGCGGAGCAGCCGCAGAACCATGTCGGCCTCGACCTGCTTCACATCCTCGGCGTCGAGGGTGCCAGCGGTGATCTTCGCCTGGATGTCCCCGACCCGACGCTTGAGCATCCGCTCCGCGTCGTCCAGCCGGGTGTTGACCAGTCGGGTCTCTTCCTCGGAAAGCTCACGGACCCAGCGGTTTTCTACGTCCGTTGCAGTCGCGACCGCCATGTCTCACTCACTCTCCGTCGTTGGTGACCTCGTTGGTCGGGGTTGTGTTCGGTTGGTTGGTCTTGGCCCGCCGAGCCCTACGCGGCTTTGGTGCGGCGTCGGCCGCTTCCCAGCTACCGGTCTCGATCAGGGCCTTGCCGTAGTCCTCGGTGACCTCACAGACGCCACCGTTGCTCTTGTTGCGAATCCTCATGTGGCCCTTCCCGTATCAACGGAGGGCCCCCGAAGGGGCCCCCCGCTGTACGATGTCAAGTCCGGATCAGGGAGCCGGGACGACGTTGGTCAGGCGAACGAACGCCTCCTCGTCGTTGATGAGCAGGCCGTACTCGGCCTCCACACGGACAGCGACGAGGTTGTGCTGCCACAGCGACACGAAGTTCGGAGCCTGCGGCGTACCCAGGTTGAGGGTCGCCTGGTCCGACACGTCGAAGGACAGGCCACCGACCTGGCCCCACACGACCTGCGAGAAGTCGCCCAGGATGCCGATCAGGTCGCCCTGAGCGACGTGATCCGACAGGATGGTCGGACGGCCGAGGATGCGGCCCTCGCGGTACGGCGTGACGACCGACTCGTAGGTGCTCTCCACGAACAGCGGGCGGCCGTTCGCGTCCTTGGCACCGTTGAGGATGGGCTCGGCCACGTCGTCCAGCAGGGTGGCACCCCACTTCTTGCCCGCGTTGACGAGCAGGCTCAGCGCGTTGACGCCGATCTGGTCGTAGACCGACACGTCCGGGTCCGCGAGGGACACGGCCTTCGTGGTCTGCGTCAGGTGCTTGTCGAACGGGCTGTCGGTGCCGTGGATCGCGGCGGTGTCGAACGCCATCGCGATGGCCGTGGCCACCTTGGTCCGCATGGTGCCCAGGTAGTTGCCGGGGTTCGCACGGACGGTCTCAGCCGAGGCGACGAAGATCGTGGCGATCTTGTGCGGCTCGACCTGCTGAACGCTCATGTCGCCCTTGGTGATCGGCTTCATGTCGCCTTCACCGATCCACGCGGCGCTCACGTCGCCGGTCCAGTGCGGGATCTTCACGCCGGTCGAACCCATCGGGATCTTCCGGGCCACGCGCTGGACGATGGAGGTCTTCTCCGCTTCCGCGAAGTAGTCCTGGGCCTGCTCGGGCTCCAGGTAACCCTGGAACATCGAGTCGCCGGTCTGCGCGATCTGCGCGTGGTTGACCGGGAAAGCAGTTCCTGCTGCCATGATTGTCTACTTCCTTGTTGTAGTTGGGATTACGCCCCGACAGCCCGCTTCAGGGCTTCGAGGATCGGGTCTCCGTTGAGCGGCGTGTGCTTGCCACCACCGGAACCCTGGGTGGGGTCGACCGGGGGCTGCTTCGTGTTGAAGCCCCCGAACAGTTCCGTGGCCGACTTGGCCGACTCCTTGATCGAGTCGGGATCGGACCCCTGCAGGATCGCCGCGAAAGCGCGGACCTTGTCAGACGGGACCTTGGCTTCGAGAGCCGTGTAGAGCTTCTCCAGCTCGATCCACGCCTGCCCGAGCTGGTTCTCCAGTTCGGTGTAGGCCGTGTCCTTCTCGGCCAGCTTCGCCTCGTACTCCCGCGTCAGTTCGGCCTTGGCCTCATCGACGGCGGTCTTCTTGGCGGTGCGTGCCTTGGCGTTCTCACGACGAAGCTCCTCGACGTACTCCCGGCTGAAGGTCTCCACGCCGGCCTCCGGGGCCTTCGGGGTTTCCTCCGGGGTGCCTTGCGGCGTGCCGGTGGTGTCGGGGGTTTGGGTGTCGTTGTCAGCCATACTGATTCGCCTCCTGGGCATGTTGGAGCCCCACCTGGGGGCTACTCGGTGATGAGTTACGCGGCAACCGCGAACTCGGTCATGGTGATGTCGCCTCTTTCGAGCCGACGACGGAGCGCGTTCTGCGTCTCCTTGTTCATGTTTCGAGTACGAGCTTCGCCCGACTCGATGAGGCGACTCGCCTCTCTACCGGCGTCGATCCACAACTGTTCGGCACGCTTCCATTCGTCGTACCCTGGCCAGTTCTTTCGGTCGTAGACCGGCACCACTTTGCAGTCGCAGCCCGTGTGCCACTCCCGCATGTATTCACTGACATCCTCACCGGCAGCGAGGATCTCGGTAGCTTGTGCGTTGTCAACGTCGAAGCCGGCCGATCTCGCACTGAGGTACACGGGACCTCGCGAGATCAGCATCAAGCACCAGGCGCACGTCTCGTTGCCTGTCGCCACTCGGGCCCATCCCCGGACCAGCTCCGGTTGCGGGTCGTTCTCGACCGCCCGGAGGATCTGCTTCCTGCCTGCCATCTCGACGTTGCGGACGGCGCGAAGCGCGACCTCACCGAGAGCAGCCTCAGGGGCCTGTTCCCGAGACATTCGATCTCGGGTGGGCTCCATGTCGGCCACGAACTCGGTGAAGTCGTACTCCACTAGGTAGCGCGGGTGCGGAGGTCGACCGTGGCGATCCCGCTCGCTGTCGTAGAACTGGCGAGCGACCTCAGCGGCCTCCAGCCGCCTCTGATAGACCTCCGGGTACAAAACCTCCAGGAAGCTGATCCAGTCCGTCAGGAGCAGCCTGGGGGCCAGGAACAACTTCCCTATGCTGAGCACGAACTGAGCGACGTAGGCCGAGATGGCCGCCTGCGCGGCGGTGTACTCCTCGGGCGTCACTCGTCAGTGGCCTCCTCGGTGGGTGGGGCGTCCTCGGCCGGCGTAGGCCGTCCGGGGTTCACCACGCGAGCCAGAGCCCCCGCAACCGGGTTCTCCTGCTCGTCCCACTTCCGCATCTGGCGTCGAGCTGCCTCGCTGTAGCCCATGTCGATCCGGCCCTGTTCCTTCGGAATCAGGCCCATGCCCTGGTTGTAGAGCTTGGTCGCCGCATCGGCCTTGGCCGCGTAGGTCGGGGTCGCCGGGTCAGCCCAGATCGACTCCATCCGGAACATGTTCGGCGGGATGGTGCCACCGGGGTTCATGACCTTCCATGCCACCCGCATGACCTGTTCCCATGCGCCACCGAAGATGCGTGCCTTGCGCTCTGCGTTCATCACCAGTCGGGACTCCGACGACCGGATGGCCTCTGCCGAGGCCGGGTTGTCGGAGCTGAACGACAGGTACTGAGGCGGCAGACCCGTGTAGGCCGCTGCCTTCTTGTCCAGTGCGTCAAGGGCATCCACGAAGTTCCGCAGCTCGGCTGCGTCGAACTGGTACGCCTTGCCCTGCTCATCCTCGAACCCGAGGATGCGTGCGTAGTACGCCTCGAACGCCTGGCGCGGCGAGACCGGCTCGTCGGGATCGTCCGGGAGACCGATCTCAGATCGCTTGATACCGAACAGGAGTCGGAGCGGGACACCCATCAGCTCGGCCGTCGACTGCATCAGCATCAACGTCCGGGCGGCTGCGTCCGTCACAGAGCGCAGCTCGGGGGTGATCTCCGAGGTCCCGTACAGGTCCGACAGGCGGTTGCGGTTCGGGATCGGCACGACCGGGACCAGGCCCATGCCGTGGTTGATCGTGTTCGTCGCGACCCACTGACCTTCGACCTTGTCGTAGATGATCGTCTGGTCAGGCAGGTACAGCGTGGACGAGATGACCTCACTGCCCTCGGCGTCGTAGATCGCCCGCAACGCCTCGGTCACCCGGCGCGTCCGGGGGTCGATGTTGGCGTACAGGTTGGTCGGTGGCTCGACCCGGATGATCGGGACCGTGGGATCGACCATCGGGTCCTCGATACTCGGGTCTGGTGCCGCCACGGTCACGTAAGACCGGCCATGCACCAGCGCATCGACGTGGCCCAGTACGGATTCCACGTCGAGGTCGTTCGCCTGCCACCAGTCCCAGAGCTGCTTGTCTGCCTCGTCGGCGTCGGCCAGCCGGAAGCCCTCCAGCTTCAAGCGGTCGGCCAGCGCGTTGACGTACAGCCGGGGGTAACCGACGTGGGCCAGCAGCTTCCGCATCTCGGGTGGGACCGCGATGCCGACAGCCTCGGGCCGGCGTACCGACTCGTAGTAGTCGGTGTTGACCTTGTAGCCGCTGACGCTGCCCTCGAAGGCGCTCAGCAGCGCCTCTCGCCGTTCGTCGGGGTTGACGTTCTCTGTCGGCTGCGGGCTGGTCATCGGATCACCACCGCTCGGCCGCTACGGCTCTTCTTACTCATCAGGTAGTCCTGTCTGCTGCCAAACGCGAGGACGGCGCAGACGGCGGCGTCGATCTTCTTGCTGCTGTCCTTGCTCTCCTTGCGGATGGCTATTGCGTCGAAGTTTGTCGGGTGTCGGCGTGCGTTCAGGACGTGTTGTCGCAGAACGGGATTCCCGTCGTGGTACACCTCTCGTTCGAGAACGGCGTCCAGGAACCTCTCGCAGTCGAGAGCGAATCGCTTTGTCTGGCCACGCATGTCGAATGCGATGGGGTTGCCCGGAGTCGCGTTGACCTTGATCTTGCGCTTGAAGTCCCGGCCCCACTGGTCGACGTATGCCTCGAACTCCTTCACGTCAGCCCGGAAGCCCACCACGTCGTACCGCTGGAACGCCGATCTGACGACGGCGTCCACGTCCTCGCGAGGAACCTCCTCGTAGGGGTACTTCGTGGGGTCCCAGGCTTTGAGCAGGAACAGCATCCCGTCCTCGACTCGACACGCCACCAGGGCGGTCCAGTCGTTGGACTTCGACCCGTCGAACCCGAGGGTGATCCGGTCACCCTTCTTGAGCCCGAACACCGGCTCAGTGAGCGCCAGGCGGTCCCATTCGGCCGGTGCGATCCACGAATCCTCGTGGGCGTTCACCTGATTCAGGAACTTGCGCCGTGACTCGCTGACGGGGTTCTTCACGTCCAGGACGGACTTGAGGATCTCCTCCAGCGGCAGCCAGTACGAGTCGCCCCGTGCGACCGCCAGGCCGTCCATCAGACGGGCGATGCCCTCCGCGTATCCCTCGGGATCTTCCTTCTGCGAGGGGATCTCGGAGACCGGGGTGTCGGCCGGTGCCTCCAGCGCGTCGTACAGCGTGCCCGCGTCGACCGCCTTGCCAGACAGCACGTCCTGCCATGCGTCGTACTCGCGTTCTGCGACCGAGTCCTGTCCGGGGATGTGGGCGTTGCAGATCGACAGCTTGCGCGATCCTGGGATCTTCGTGACGTTGCCCTCGATGACCCCGTACATGTCGTGGCCGTCGTTGGTCTCGACCCACCACTGGGTCTCGTTGCAGATCACGAAGGTCGGGCGGTTACCCTCCATCGACGCCGGGGACGAGGTCACTGCCTCGATCCGGCCGCCGGCCTCGCTGTAGATCAGGAACTTGTTCACGTCAAGGCCGTAGTCGTCCTTGAGCTGCTTCGAGATCATGATCGGGAACAGCGAGAACGTGTTCTTCGTCTGGTCCTGCGACACGGCGGCGATCTGCACCCAGGCCGCGTGGCGTTGCTTGCCCACCGGCTGTCCGTCCGGACCCCAGTGCGAAAACTCAACGGGTCCACAGAGTTCCACCAGCGCGAGTGCCGCAGCCAGCGGGTCCTTGCCCCACCCCTTCATCCGGCGCAGCACGCCGTCGCGGTAGGCGTACCGGCCTTCGTCGTCTACTGCGTACCACCACAGGACGAACCGGGCCTGCTCCAGCGTGGGCAGGAACGGGTTCCCGGCCGTGGTCCCACCGGGGGAGCGCACGTACTGCGCCCACCAGTTCAGGACGCCCCAGCCGAGGGTCTTCTCAGGTAGGTGCCAGCTCCCGTCCTCGTGGACCTGCCATGTCGGGCCGATCTTGTGCGGAGGAGAGGGGAGGAGCGGCACCGGATGGTGGTTGTTGAGGCTCATCCCCCCTCCTTCCGTTCAATGTCAAGGCAATTCGCGTAGGAAGCGAACTGCGGGTCCGATGTTGTATCCGTGGACGCCCATGTTGGTGGCGAAGCCGATGGCGTCGATGATGGCGCGGGCCACCGCGATGCCTTCCCACAGCGGGCGCTGAGCCAGCTCTGCGAGCTGTGCCACGACCGAGTTCTTGCCGCCCCAGAAGTCCGTGGCGTTCATGACGATTCGGCCGATGGCCACCTGGTACTCGTGCATGTCGTCCTCCTTGATGGAGGCGTACATGTCGCCGTCGTGGGCGTAGTCGCGGACCTCGAAGTCGTACTGCTCCAGGTTCTCCAGGCGATCCTCCAGGATGCCCATCGTGTCCGGACCGGCCACCGGGTGAATCCACTCATCGAAGTGAGCGATCCCCTTCTGCCGCATCGGGTTACCCCAGAACACGACCTTCTTGAGCCGGTGCAGGAACTTGTGCAGTCGACCGTTCGGGTTGATGATCTCGTGCTTGAGCACCTGGCCCACGACCACCGCGCCCTGCGAGTAGCCGGCCAGCGCGAAGTCGGAGTTGTCTCGGCTGAGCTTCTCCTCGATCTGCTTCACCAGCTCCGCGTAGCCCTGCATGATCGAGGGCCACATCGGGAACGCCTTGGCGGGGTAGTTGCCGATGGGCTGCCACCGGTACAGGTCCAGAACCTGCTTGGCGGTGTCGGCCGGAAGGCCGGGGCCCAGCGGGTCAGGCTGAGCCGTGCCGTGGACGGTGAACAGCCAGGGCTTCTCGGTGATCAGCCCCAGCGCCACCAGATCGTGGTCGCTGACCTCGCCGTCGACCGGTTGACCGGTGCGCCGCTCGTACTCGCGCTGAACCTCAGCGTCGTCGTAGCCGAAGTATGCGTCCTCGCGCAGCGGGCCGCCGTCGTATGCCTTGGAGTAGGACTCGAACCGGGAGTTCATCGTCCTGATCCAGGCGTTGACCAGCTCCCCTGAGGAGCCGAGCTTCAACGGCATCAGCGACCTGCCTTACGCTCCGCTTCGAGCCACTTCTCGATCTCGACGCGGGCCTCCGCGAGGAACTCGTCGGACACGCGAGCGAGGATGCGCTTGGCGAGCTTGGCATCGCCTTCACGACCGGGCTCGTCGGTCTCCGAGACCGCCCACAGCAGCGCGATGGACACCGGGTCGCCGTAGACCACGGCCAGCTTCTCTACGAGCTGCACATGGACGTTGGCGTCCGCGCTCCACGCGAAGCCTGCACACGTCTCGACCTCGCCCTCATAGGGCCACCGGAACGGGCTGCGCGACTTCCGTCGCACACCCGCGATGTTCTCCAGGAGGACCATCGCACGGTCCACCCTTGCCTGGTCCCAGCCAGCCATTTCGTCCTCGTCTCCTCCGAGTAGGTGCATGAGCGCCTCGCCCACAGCGAGTGCGCGGTTGTAGCGAGCGCGTCGGTCCGCGATCCCGTTGGTGCCGCCGTTGATCCGGCGCGTCACGGTGTCCAGGTCGCGGCGGTCGCACAGCGCGTTGATGTCCGGTCGCTCGACGGTCCAGTACCAGGCGGCTCCGATGCCTGCCCAGCGCACGTCCGACAGCTCGGTGGGGTGAACCACGAAGTAGTCGGGCGTCGGGACCAGTCCACGGCCATGCGCCCACCGGGAGAAGTCCCGGTAGTTGTCCTTGCCCGTGATCTGAATCCAGGTGCGTCCCTTGTAGAGTCGCCCGTCACCGTCGACCTGCGGGGTGTTCCCGAGGTCGGTCCGGGTGTCGTAGGCGTCTCCGCTCGCGTACTCCTCGGTCGCGTTGAAGTGCGCCGACTCGTGTCCCCACTGCGCCAGGGCCATCGCGATGCGAAGCCAGTTGGTGCAGTCGGCCAGCTTCAGCCCGTCGCGGAGCGTCGGGAAGATCTGCTGGGCCTTGGCATAGGTGATGCCGGTGGCACGGGTCAGGATGTCGAACACGTCCGGGCCCGCAGGCGCGGGAGCGCCAGCCGGGGGAGCCGAGAGCTGCTCTGCGTAGCAGTAGCCCTTCGGGGGGATCAGGGTGGCCGCCTGGTCGAAGCTGATCCAGTAGTTGTGCGGCCAGAAGCCCGAGTCCGCGATGTAGAGCGCACGGGCCACGTCGTCGTAGCCGACGCACGTCACGTAGTGGTACGTGGTGCCACCCGAGTAGCGCGGGTTCGGCGAGCCCTTCACGCCGCGAGGCTTATTCGACGGCGGGGCAACCCAGTTCATGATGACCGGGTAGCCGGCGTTGATCGACCGGACGATGTGGTCCCACAGCCGATCCACCTGGGCCCGCGTCGGCGGGTCCTGTTCGAGGTAGACCGACGTGTACCGGGCGTCCGGGAGTCGGCGGTCGAGCACACGCTCGATCAGGCCCACGTAGTCGGTGCCGTCGCGGTCGTCGCCGCGACCGGGGTTCTCGATGGCCTCGATCTCCGCAGCGCACGTCGGCTCGGGGACCGCGATCCCTCGCGAGCTGAGCGTGACCTGCAAAGACGCTGGGCCACACCACCATCCGGTCTCCTGCGGGACGATGTTGCGGTCGTAGGGGAGGATCTTCTCGGTCATCGGGTCAGATCCCGGAAGATCTCCAGTCCCCTCTTCACGATGGGGTCGATGATCTGGTCGTCCAGCTCACCGGGGATGAAGTCGGTGATCTTGTCGGCACCGCGCTCCGCGCCCTTGGCCGCAGCTTCGGTGACGGCGGTGACGAGCGCCTTGGTCAGGGGCTCGATGTGCTTGCCGAACTCCTCCGCGATCTGCTTCGCGATGATGGGCAGCAGCGCGATGGCGATGTGCTTGGCGATGGTGGCGAGCATGGTGCTCCTTCCGTTGTTCGATGTCAAGTGGCAGACACGGCAGGGCTCGAACCTGCAGCCGGCGGCTTTGGAGACCGCTGCTCTTCCAATTGAGCTACGTGCCTTGGGCGGGGCCCCCTGTCACAAGGGGGCCGCCGCGACAACAAACCCCCGCTCGATCACTGCATTGCCTGACCTGAGGGGGGAACTTCTGCCTGGCCGCCGTAGGGCTGCCAGTTGATCTTGGGGGTGTACGCGATCCCCGCGTTGCGGACGTTCGGCATCGCTACCAGGAACGGGGACATCTCCTCCCAGACCTGTTGAGCCTGAGCGAGATTCTGCTGGATCGCGACCATCTCGATCCACGGGCCATCTGGTTCCTGCTGGCCTTCGTATCGGATCGCGAAGGTGTACTCGTCGTCGGGGTTCATGCGTCCTTTCGTCAGTAGGCGTAGATCCAGACCGCGCCGGGTGCGCCGTTCTGGCCGCTGCCGAAGCCTGGGTAGTGGCCCGATCCGGAACCACCTGGTGGGTTGCCGCGTCCGTTGTCCGACGTGACGGCTGCGCCGCCGACGTAGAGCCGACCGTTGTACGTCAGGTTGCCTGGGCTCCTGCCTCGGGCACCTTCACGAGTCGACCAGCCGAGGCCGCCACCGCCGCCCTGGCCGGTTGCGAACGTCTGTCCGGAGACGAGGAGCGTGGAGTCTGCACCGGGGAGACCGGGCATCACGCTGGGGCCGATGCCACCGCTGCCGCCGCCACCGACGACGCCTGAGATCACTGCGAGGTCCCACGGGATGTCGACGCCGCGCTTGAGCGTGACGCCGTTCCACGAGCCTGGTGCTCCGGGCTGGCCGACGTTGAGCCACGCGGCCGACGCCTGCCCACCGCCGCCGCCTCCGAGGAGGATCACGTCGATGAACCGGCAGTTGGCGGGGATGACGAACTGCCACGCCCCCGCTGTGGTGAACTGCTGCGGTGTCGGTGTGAACGCGGGCCAGACCAGCTCGTTGCCGAGGAAGATCCGATCCGGGGTCTGCGTGCCGACGCGGAAGTTGTTCAGCGCCGTGCTGCCAAGGTAGATCGGCATGGCTCAGCCCACGATCACGTAGAACGTCGTCGGGACCTTGGCCAGCGAGTTGTACTGTGCCTGAGTCACCTTCACGAAGTCGAGCACGGTGCCGTTCGATGACGGGACACCAGCCGGCCCCTGCGGGCCCTGGCTGCCGGTGTCACCCTTGGGTCCCTGAATGCCTTGCGGCCCTTGGGATCCCGTGTCACCTTTGTCGCCCTTGTCTCCCTTCGGACCCTGCAGGCCCTGAGGTCCTTGCGGGCCCGGATCTCCCTTCGGTCCCGCTGGACCTTGGAGACCTTGCGGTCCCTGGGGGCCTTCGGGTCCTTCGGGTCCGGGGTCACCCTTCGGCCCTGCGGGGCCGACCAGCGATGCCACCCACTCCGCTTCCGTGCCGACGAAGCCGGCCAGGAGTGCGCTCTCGTAGGCAGATGCACCAGGAGCGCCGTCGACACCGTTGTCACCGTCGTAGCCGCGTGGTCCCTGAGGTCCCTGAGGTCCCTGGGGACCCATCTCACCCTGGTCACCCTTCGGACCTGCCGGTCCGACCGGACCGACCGGGCCTTGGATGCCCTGCGGACCACGCTCACCCTGCGGACCGGTGTCGCCCTTCGGGCCGGCTGGCCCGACCGGGCCTGTCGGGCCCACTGGGCCCTGGAGTCCGGTCTCGCCTTGCGGTCCTGCTGGACCCGTGGGTCCCACCGGACCCTGCGGACCGACCTCACCCTGGAAGCCTCGCGGGCCGCGCTCGCCCGTTGGTCCCTGAGGACCGACCGGGCCCTGCGGGCCTTCCGGCCCTTGGGGGCCGTGGACATCGAGTTCGCGCCACTGCGTGCCGTCGCTGAGGAAGAACAGGTTGCTGCTGGCGACGTACCACAGCTCCAGCGAGTGGTCTGCTGCGGGGGGAAGCTCAGCGAGCACCGCTCCGTCGACCTTGATGCCGTCACCCTTCGGGCCCGGAGGGCCCTGCGGTCCAGCCTCGCCTGGCAGCGTGAGCAACATGCTCGAACGTCTGCTCGGGCTCAGCACACCGCATGGTGCGTCTGCGGGGATCGAGAGCAGGGCTCTCGGCCGCCGCGAGGGCAGGGTGACCGCGCCGAGTGGGCGCTCTGCGGTGCCGACGATGGAACCGGTCGGCGTGCCGACGAAGGAGACCGCTGGCTTACCGTCTGTCGGGTATCCGCGCAGTCTCATCGGATCACCCCTGGATCTGGACGATGCCGAGTGCGATGGGGTCGCCGCCGCTCTCCTCGCCCTCGGGCAGGAACACGAGCTGCCACTTGGCGCGAGCGGGGATGGCGTTGACCGCTGCGGATTCGATCTTGATCGTGGCGACGGAGCCGCCGATGGTGAAGTTCCACTTCAGCGGCTCGATACCCTCGCCGTCGAGGTCGGGGAACTCGAAGAACAGGGAGCCGGCCGGGAAGTCGACCGGCTGGCCGTCCGCTCCGAGGTTCTCGAACGACCACTTGAAGTCGCGACCGCGAGTCAGGACCAGCGTGTCCTGTTCGAGCTGGGGTCCGATCACGGACATGGTGGGTTCCTTTCAGGTGGTGTGGGGTATCCCCGAAGGGGGGAGCTGCGCCGAGAGGAAACGCGCTCGACCCCCTCCGGGTCGTCTCTGGGGTCAGCCAGTGCGCTGCGCCGCTCCGAGCTGCTCACGGAACATCGCTGCCACGTCGACAACGACTCCTTCGGCCTGCGTCCGCTCGACTTCGAGCTGGACCCGCCGGCGGTCACCCTCGGAGACGAGGAGACCCGTGAGCATCTGATTCACGGTCGTCAGCAACTGACCGTTGGGCTTGGAGGACTTCAGGAGCTGGTCTGCGAAGTGCAGGGCCAGCCGTGCGTACTGCCAGTCGCTCGGTTCGTAGTACCGCGACTGCGCTGAGGAAGCCAGAGACTCGTAGAGGTCTCTCACTATGGGATGGGGATCCTCGAACCCCAACTCCGGGACCCTGACGGTCCCGATGGCCACGACCTTCTCGGTCGGGACCTCATCCTTGTTGCGACGGACCCGCTGGTCCGATCGCTTCCGAACTGGGCCGCGTTCGCCCACCATGCACCTCCTGGGTGAGAGCGGGCTCCTGGCCCGCTACTGGCGGCCAGGGTGGCGTTCGGTTGGTCGCTTCCTCCTGGCTCGTAACTGCCGCTTCCGGGCGTGCCCTTCTGCGGATGACTTCTTCCCGTGGCAGCGTCTGCACGCTGCCTGGAGATTGCGGCGACTGTGGTCGTCGCCGCGCTCGATGTGATCGACCTCGGTTGCCTTCCCGAGGCAACCGGGTCTGCGGATCTGACACCGGTATCCGGCTGCCCGAAGAACGGGCTGCCGGTAGTTCTCGTCCCAGTCGTCGGGTAGACGACTGCTGCGATCTGAGGTGTCCCAAGACACTGAGGACCCCCTTAGTAGAGGCAGCCGCTTCGGCGGCTGCCGATAGAGAAGACCGACCGACGGTGAGGGAGGTCTTCGACCTCTACCTGGGGCCCGCTTTGAGGCGGGCCCAGTAGGTAACCAGGTGACCCGCCGCCGAAAACGGCGGGTCTAACCGGGGCGGCGCGGCGGGAGCGCCGCCTACTGGCCTCCCCCTCCTTAAGGTTCCCCCTCCAGGGGGGACACTCTGTACCCCTTCACCCTGTAGTACGGGTTACTGGCGGGAAAAGTAACTCCAGGGGCTCGAGAGTGTGGTGCAGTTCACTCTCTATGTCCTTGGGCCCCTGGCGATTCCGGGGGTACTACCACCCCTGGGTCCCTCTGTTCGCCCGTCAGCGGGCCGTACAGCCCGCGTGCGGGGCATTCTGGCGCGGGTCCTCTCCCATCGAAACCTTGAAACCCGTACAGGATCGGGCAGGCGCA